TCGATCGCGCTGATGTACTCATCGACCTGCGGCCTCAGCTCGTCCCAGATCGCGGCCATTTCTGGTGTCAGGTGCTTGGGCTTTTTCATGGCTACGCCGTCCAGCGGGCGGGCGCGGGCTCGCCCAACAGGCCGCGGGTATCCCAGTGGACGAATGTCGAATACGTCCCGACGCCCCACAGATCCCGGTCGCGCCCCGGAAACAGCCGCTCCATGGCCTCCACAGTCTCGGCCACCGACAACCCGAGCACCGTGCAGTCGAACGCATTGAACCTCATGTGAATCGAGCCGCTGGCACCGCCGACCGCGTTGTTCGCCCGATAGTCCCGGTAGCCTCGCCGGCCGTGTGCGCGCGTGCAGATGACGATCGGCTTGCCGATGTAGCTCCGGAACCGCTGGATGCGCACGATCGTCGGCATGGCGTTGTCCCACAGGCCCATCGGCGGGACGCCGCCTGTCTCGGTGGCGAACTCGGACGGCACAAAGTCTGTGACGCCGTAGCGTTGCAGCTCGCGGCCGAAGTCGCGCTCGTACAGGTCGTAGATCACACGCCCACGGCCGGCTCAGCCCCGCTCGCCACATCGTCCCACGTCGCCCAGCCCTCGGCCGCGATCAGCGACGCAGGGAACGGCGGCACGTCGCCGGTCATTTCCTCGACCGCCCGCGCACAGTACAGCCACACGGTCAGAGACTGGTCCCGGTCGCGACGGTAGCCGAGAGTGCCGTCCGGGCGGCGCATGATCTTGCCCTGACTGTACAGGTCCAGCCACGCCAGCCGGCCCTCGGTGGTGTCCTCCGCGAACCCGTCGCGGACCGCGTTGTGGAACGCGCGAACGTAGTGACTGCCGGCCGCGCCCTTGAAGTACTCGGTGATCCAGGTCTCCACGGTGCGCGCGTGCTGGTCCGGCGCGTTGCCGGTCTGTATCGGGCCACTCGTCAGATAGACGTTGGTGGCCGCGTCGAAGATGATCTTGGTCGGTATCATGCTGGCTCCGTTGGTGGTCTCGTGAAGTACTCGGCGTCGGCCGGATCGACAGCGCCCCAGCCGGACTCGGGGAACTCATCGGGCTTAACGAACCATCGAGTACCCGTCTCCAGCTTGGTGATCCGGATGCGGCCCTTCATGCACTTGCCCTTCGGCCCGGTGGCCTCGTTGACGATGTAGTCGTCATCGGCGGCCCAGACCGCCTCGAACGTGCCGACCTTCTCGATGCGCGGCATCAGGCCGACACCCGGTTGCGGATCGCCTCGATGTCACGATTCATGTGCATGAGATCCCGCCCGATCGACGTGACCTCATTGCCGATCGTCTGGAGTCGCGACGTGGTACCGTCCTCGAATCCCTGCATCTGCGCGCTCAGTCTCGCGATCTCGGCATGCAGCCCCTCACACGGGTGCGGGGCCTTGCCCCTATCGCGGAACTGCGACGCGATCACGATGCCGAGCATGACCAGCACCACGCCGGGCGCGCCGTACTCGCCCAGCAGCGCGATGATCTCGGGGCTCATCGGTGACTACCTCCATTCGCGTCCGGGGCTCCGCGACCACTGCGTATGCCATCAGTGTGAGCGCGATCAGTCGCACGGTCTGGTATCCGGTCCATGTCATGATCCAGCCGGCCGTGAGACGCGGCGCCTGGAATCCGAGCGCAAGCAGGAACGGGATCGTCGCGCCACAATAGAGCACAAGCGCCGCCCGGTACGGCGCAACCGCGGGCTGTCGGTACGCAACCAGCGCGATCCACGCGCCGGCCACGACATGCACGCCCATCTCGACGCTCTGTTGATCCGCGCCCGCCCACGACACCGCGACCAGCAGCCCGTAGAACAGCCACACGATCCGCTGATGCTCGCGCGGCTGAACGACCGACATGATGACCGCGAACTGCACCGGGATCACGACGTACGTCAGCCACAGCGTTTCGTGGCCGTTCGCGCGGAGCTGCCAGTCCATCCAGCCGGTGATGGCCGAGATTGCGAACGCGCAGACCAGCAGGATCGCGTCCGGGTCGGGCTTGCGACCGCGCAGGATCTCCCACACGACGGCCGCCAGCGGAACCAGCCCAATCGCGATCGCTCCAGCCTGCGCCCAGCGGAACGCAGTCATCAGTCGCCGTTGGGCGGCGGGTCACAGTCCGGCGGGCACGGGACCGCGATGTTGAAGCCTTCGCTTTCCTCCCCGTAGCCCGATGCCTTCGGCGCCTTCTCTGGCCGACTCGTGTAGTGCCAGAGCGTGACCACGCCTTTTTCGGTCAGCCCGAAACGCGCTCTCGGCTCTAGCGACTCATCAGCCTTCAGCGCCTCGAGAATCGCCTCCATGCCCTCCATAAACGCTTCCCGAGGCCAGCGGAAATACTGCGCCTCCAGCCCGGCCGCCCGGTACCTGCGCCTGTCCTCAGCCATGCTCATAGTGCCCTCCTCAAGGTGTACGTCCTCGTACCCCACACCGCGCCAGCACGGCCGGCCCCGACTGCGCCGCGATGGCCTCGACGAAACACTCGATCCGGTCGAGTCGCGCGGAGTCTGTCCGCTGTCGGTCGCGCAGCACGCGCAGCACATCGAGGCTGGACTCGACCGACTCCAGTCGTCGCAGCCCCTCGCCGACGATCTGGCCCTGCAGTCGGATGTGCTCGTCCAGCCGGACCGAATCGCTTTCGATGCGCTCGGCATTCACGAGGGCCGCTGCAGCCCCGCTCGCGAATCGCTCGCGATCGAGAATGAACCTGCTGCCCGCCAGCCCCGCAGTCAGCCCGAGCCCGACCAGCCCTATCGCAGCGAGCGCGGCCTTGTGCGCACCGGACAGTTGGGTCAGCCAACCCCACGGCGTCGTGAGCAACCCAAGAGCAGCGGTTGCCGGCTGCCAGTCTACCGCCACGGCACGCCGGCAAGCAGCGCCTCTGCGCCCTGCGCCCACATATCGCCATACGTCTCATTCCACTGTTTCGGCGTGCCCAGGTACGCAGCCTGCGCACACTCGATCGCGGTCAGCGCGGCATCGGCGTACCGCTGCTCGCCGGTCTCCTGCCACGCGACCGCGAAGATCCACGGATAGAAGCCCGCCGTGTCGCGCGACTCGCCGTTGACATCGCTCTGGCTGATCTTGTTCGAGAGGTAGGGCAGGCAGCGCACACCCTTGCGGGACACCTCGTCCGCCAGATGCGAGATGATCCTCATGGCGAGGTCGTACGCGACCCGGTCGCCGGTGTCGCGGAACCAGACGAGCAACGCGCGGGCGGCGAGCGCATTGATGAAATACGCCTCGGTCGTCCCAATCTCGCCATGCGTCGCGACCTTGCTGTGCACGGGCGACTCGAGCGAGCCGTCACCACCGCGCCGCTGCTCCGCAGCCAGCATCCACTGCACCTGCTGTGCGCCCGCGGCGTCCCATGAACCCAGCCCGGCGTTGAACCCGCACGACGTGTTTGCCTGATTGCGCACGTACGGGATGCCCAAGCGACGCGCGATCGTGAATACCTGGAGCGAGATCGCGGGGATGCGCCAGCCGCCATTCAGGTTCGTGACCGACTGGTATCCCCACGGATCGGTCGTCGAGCACTGCGCGTTGACGTGCAGGTGCGTGAGCGCGTCCGGATCGCCCTCGAGCAGATACAGCGCCTCGATGCTGAACATGCCGGTGTTGTTGTGCGGCTGCATATTGAAGCTGTTCTTCTTGGTCCACTGGAGATACCAGCGAACTGCATCCACGCCATGCGAATAGATCGCGTTCGTGGCGTCCAGCGGCAGGCCGTGCCGGGTGCTCCACATCAGGCGGCTGACCAGCGCCCCGTAGTGCATCCCGGTCGCCGCCGTCTCGCCCGGCCGCGGCTGCGGTTGGGTCTGTCCGACAGCGACGTGGTCATATGACGCCTGCTCGGCCGCGATGTATCGCTGGTCGTAGCGCCCGAACGGAGCCGAACCCGTCGCCGTGATCGTCGGACCGAGCGTGTAGAACAGACCTGCTGGCGTGCGGTTCGTGCTGTCCGCGGGCGGCGGCGGCATCGGTGGCGGTGTCGGCGGTCCCGGCGGCGGTGCGGGAGCCGCCGAGTCCGGTGCGAGGATGCGCAACGTGTCCGCGCCCGCGGCCGTGACGGTCAGTGCATCGCCGGCACCGTAGTTCTGCCAGCCGACGACGGTCCGGCCGTTGCTCGTCGATGTGCGATTGAACACGCAGCACGTACCGTTGCCAAACTGCCCGCCGCTGATCTCGAAGCGCACCGCGTGGCCCTGGATCGGGCTGCCCAGCGAGTCGCGAACGAAGACCTCAACGTCGCGGCCGAAGTTCGTCAGCGTCTCCGTGGCCGACAGCGCAACAGCCGACGCGGGCGGCACCGTAGTCGTATCGGGTGGCACCGTCGTTGTGTCCGGCGGAATGGTCGTCGTGTCCACATAGACCGTATCGACCCGGACGACCGTGACCGTATCGACCCGGACCGGCGGCGCCTTGCCGGGCAGGTACGCGAACCCGTCCCAGGTCAGGCCGGTGCGCTCCTCCTGCAGCACGCAGCGCACGGCGTCCGCCTGCACGGGCACCCACTGCTGCACCCGGCTCCACACCGTCGAGTCCGAGTCCGGCCAGACGAACCAGTATCGAATCGGCTGCTGCTGACTCGGCTGCTGCGCGCTTGCCCCGCCACCAGCCGCGAGCAACGCGGCAACTATCAGTAATCGTTTCATGCTACAGGCTCCTTGTAAGATCGCTGAACGTCCTGAGCGGACACCTTGCCGCCCTGGGCAGCCTTCCGCTCCATGAACAGTCGAACTCGCCGCGGCATACCGATATTCAGCCGGTCCCTCGCCCAGTCGTCGGCTTTCACCGCCAGCGCCGCGCGCTTCGAGCATCCGCATCCCATAATCAGATGTAGTAGCCAGTGATCGATGTCAGGTACGTGCGGCCGGCGACTCCACCGGTCTTGAGCACGACCTGATAGACGTACTGCCGGTACGGATCGACGCCCTGGACGCCGGGGCTGACCCCGACCCGGAAGCTGCCCTTGTACGCTTCGGTATTGCTGCCGCCGTACTCGAATCGCGGGTCTCGGCCGCTCGCGAGCAACGTTGGCGTGCCACCATCCTCGATCTGGTAGATGTCAACCGCGTACGGTCCGCCGGTCGCGGCCTCGATCGACTGTGTGTGATCCCAGGACAGCAGGTGGTAGTCGTGGCCGTTGGAGTCCGGATCGACCTGGAGTTCAACGGCCAGGTTCGACAGCGCGCCGCCCGTCGTGCCGGCGCCGATCTCCGGGTCGACCGGGTTCGGAATCAGCGGCCGGCTGATCGGCGCCTCGCGCCCAGTGATCCGCGTCAGGTCCTCCTGTTTGGCCGACAGTACGACGCGGCTGACGCCCGCCGTGGTCTTCCGCAGATCACGACGCAGATCCACGACGCGCGTCAGTACTGAACCGCTCAGCAATTCCGGGTCGAACACGGTCGCAGGCACGCCCTTCCGGATCTCGTCGAACTCGAACGTGGCCGGGTCGATCCGGTAGCGATCGGCGATGTCGACCTCGTAGGACGCCTGCGGCTCGCCGAACAACGCAAGCTCATCGTTGGTCGCGTGCCAGAGCTGGTTGCTGGCGATCCGGTCGTAGAAGATCGGCGGCTTCGTGGGCGTCTGCGTGAACATCGCGGCGTCGAGGTAGAAGATCGCATCCTCGCCAATGCCGGCCCTCTTCATGACGCGCATCTTGACCTGTTTGGCGCCAATCTCCCACAGGTCAATCCCTTCTATCGAGATATCCGTCCACACGTTCAGCCGCGTGATCTCGGCCAGTGCACCAGACGGGTCCGGGAAGACGACGCCGCCGGAGCTGTAGGCGCCGGACTGAGTGCCGATCGGGTCCGCGATGATCTCCATGCGGACGTCATCGCCCGTGATCAGCATCATGGATATCACGGCCGAGAAGTACGGGTGTTCGGCCGACGGGTACACCGGGAACCATTCCGACTCGATGCCAAAATGCGTCGTGCCGGTGCAGTCCATGTAGATCGAGTAGGGACCATAGCGGCGGTACCGCTCATCCGTGATCTGCTGATGGACGCCATCGACGTACGGCCACGAACTCGGGACCGCCGGCGTGCCGGTCCAGGTTTGCAGGAACGGGTCCGGGTTCAACACGTCGATCGGCGGGATGTCGTTCCTCTCGACTGTTGCCTCGACCATGCCGTAGGTCGAAATGGAGGCTGGCCGATCCAGCCGCGTGAGCTGGTACCAGCCGTTCGGAGCGCACGGGTCGATCACACGGATATGCACGAACTCGCCGACGACCAGCGTGTTCGGGTCGAACGTGCGAAGCGTCAGCACGCCGGCGGCCGTCGAAGCCGTGATCTCGAACAGCGTCGACGACCCGACGAGCTGGACGCCGAGCACGTTCAACTGGTCCGCGTACCGCACCGGATCGCCGGTCAGGTCCGGCCCGATCGTGATCGTCTGCGCGGTCACGTCCCGGTCGATGATCTCCCAGCGCGCATTGCCCATCGTCCAGTGGATGCCGTCGACCGCCACGCCCTTCGGATAGACGCGGTTCCGCAGCACTCGCGCATCGAGATCGCGCGAGAGTCCGAGCAGGTTTTTGCGGTACCGCAGTCGGACGGTCATGGGCGGGCGCTCTGGTACTTGCTGAGGTAGCTGACAACAGCCGCCCGGTCATCGGTGCTCAGGACGTGATCGTAAGCCACGACCGCGAACCAGTCCGAGGGGAACACGTTACTTCCGCCGCCATCGCCGCCGAAGAGCAGCGTCGCCGGCCAGCCGACCGTATTGGTCAATCGCTGCGCGACCTGCGTGCCGTTCATGTACTGCGTCTTGGTCCCGGCTTCCGCCGAGCTGCCGAACGTGTGAACCGCCGTCAGGTCGCCCGAACTCGCGTACGTGTAGCGCAGGCTGGTGCCGAAATTGTCATAGATGTTACCGTCATTCCAGCAGTAGACTGAGACCGCGCCGCTGCCCAGGTGCCATGAGGCGTTATTATTCCCCGCCCCGCCCGCAGCCGGGCAATTGTCGTTTCGGAGTGCGATGAAAATTTCTGCCGCTGCGCCGAAGAAGTTCAGGACCTGTAGCCTACGAATCCCGGCGGCGGTAAACCGGACGGACGGCCAGCCAAGGCCCGCATCCGCATCGAACGTTGGCCGCAACCCGGCCGACGCCTGCACGAGATGGTTATCTTCGCCGGACTCATCATCCCACTGCGCGATGGGGTCAGTGTCGGCGTGCGTGGCCTCCAGCGATTCGACCTCGCAGAGCAGGAGCAGGCCGCCGATGTCCGACGGGTGGAACGACGGGCTGGGGCTCGGAGATGGAGAGGGCGAAGGTTCGGGGGACGGACTCGGCGACGGACTCGGCGACGGACTGGCCGAAGGCGATGCGCTCGCACTCGCGCCCACTGTGATCTGCTGCGTCGTCGTGCAGGTTGCCCCATCGTAATCCGTGACCGTCAGGCTGACCGTGTACGTCCCGTCCCCCGCATAGACGTGCGTCGGGTTCTGCTCGGTCGAGCCGGACGTTGAATCACCGAAGTCCCATTCCCATTCCAGCACTTCGGATGCCGGTGTCGAGCCGTCCGTAAACGTGACCGTCAATCCGCTCTCGTCCGCCGTGAACGAACACACAAGGGTCGAATCCGCACCGACCGCCGTGATCAGATCGATCCGGTACAGGTCGCAGGCACGCGGGACGTCGAGTTCCATGCCTGTCGCTTCGGCCAGCTTGTAGAGCGCCGACAGCGGCGTGTCCCACGAGTATTCGATGGTCACAGGGTCCGTCGCTGCGTGGTTCCTGCCGGCCACGAAGTAACGGGGCGACTGGCCGAGAATGAAGTCGATGTGCTGCGCCGGCGTCAGAACGAGCGGGAAGTCGAAGTAGACCAGCCCGTTCGCTTCGATCCGCTTGAGCACGCGTGTTCCGAGGTCGTACCAGATCGCATCCAGCTCGAGCCGCGTCAGCAAAGCGTTCCGGTCGCCGCGCGAATCCGTAAGCCGGGCAACCCGGTACTCCGTGTAGGTCAGGTCCGCCCAGTGGATGCGCAGCACCTTCCGTGCGCGCAGGTACGTCCATACCTTGGCCGCCGTTATCGCGCCGGTCGCTCGCGGAAACAGAAGCTCCGCCCGCTCTTCGCCTTCCAGTTCCTCGTGATCGCTGACGTCGATGAACTGCGGCACGAACGCCTGACGGGAGGCGCCATTGCCTTCGACATCTGCCCAGATCTCGGCACGCCGTGCCCAGGTGACATGGATCGGATCCCTCGGGCAGGGTCCGGGGATAATCTCGATGCAGACTGTATCGAACGGACCGTACTCGCAGCCGTCGAAGGCGCGGACGTAGAGGATCAACTCGCCAGCCGGGATGCCGGCCATGCTCCACGGAGTGTCCGTGTCCGGCTGGATAGTCCCGAGCGCGAAGATCTCGACCAGTGTCGCGCCACCATCGGCGCTGTAGTAGACCTCGTACGTCAGCGGGTCCGAGTCCGGGTCGGTCGCGGCGCTGAAGTTCAACGTGATCGACGTCGGCGCGCTGAACACCTGGCCGGCGAACGGTTTCACCCAGACCGGCGCGGTCGGCGGACTGTTTTCATCGATCGTGAAGCTGTCTTCGGCGCTCGTAGTTGGAGAACCGTCGACGGTGATCGTGGCCCGCCAGATGTAGTCGCCCGCCGGCAGCGCATAGGGCCCGAACGTCAGCAGGTCGGCGGCCTGATGGCCCGTGTCGAGCAGCGGGCTCGTGAAGTACGGATCGGACGCGGAGGCGATCTCCCAGCGCGTCGTCGAGTGGCCTGGGCCGTACGTGCCGCCCGGTGGCGTGATGTCGAGCGTGACCTCGTCGCAGACGACAGTGTCATCGGTGGGGATGATCGTCGTGAGGGGCGTACCCGCAGGGACCGGGCTGCAGGAAGGGTCGGACAAAAGAACGATGCATGGCCGTGTGGTACCGATGGCACCCGAGCCACCAAACGTAGCCTGCAAAACTCGTCCGGTCGCAATGCCGCATCTGCCGCATGCAAACTCGTACCCCAAGTCAATGGTCTCATCCACATCCCAGTTGCCATCGTAAAACTGCGAGGTCCCTACAAAGCCACCCACACCAACGCCAACCTGCAACCGTACAACGGTCGGTTGCAGAATGCGGTCCGGCTTGGTCAGTCGAACGGTCAGCCCGACTTCCACGGAGTAGTCGCACAGCGGCGGCAGCGCTGTTTTCGTATACACCGACCTCACGCCGCCGCCGCTGTGGGCGTTGTGCGTTGGGGCGCTGTTCGCGAACCCATACACCAGCTGCGACTGTACGCTCGATCCGTCATACGGATACCCGCCGACAGATAGCCCACTATTCGCCAAGCATGGCATAACCGCCTGGATTCGGATTCCGACGAACAGTCCAGTGGTCGTCTCATCCGCATCGTTACCCGATGCGCCGATCACAACACCAGCGGCCCACCCCTCGGCGGGATATGGAGCCCACCATGGTATTCCCGACGCCCAGGAAAACCCAACAACGGTAGAAACCTCCGCTTCGTCGGCATCAGGAACGACCAAGGAAGACGGGCATGCCGCTGTTAGCGGCACGGCAAACGCACCTCCGAGTGAATAATGTATGCCTCCCGAACGGAAGAAATTGCCGAAACCCCAGTATATCTCGGTGGGTTCAGGGCAACCGTACGACCTGAGCCCGCCGTTGTCGACGACTGCCTCTGTATAAGCGTTTTCCTGAATCGCGGGTGTCTCGAGCCAGAACACCAATCTTGTGCCATCTGGATACGGGAACGTGGTGAAACCGATCAGAGATTGGGTGCCTAGATTCAACAGCTGCGTCCATGTCGCGCCCCGATCATCGCTTACGTACAGACTGGACAGATTGAAGGTCGGTTTCCACGATACAGTGTAACCCGTCCCCGAGATTGCTTCGCCAAATTCGGGCGCGATGAACCGCTGTCCAATCGATAGGTACGGATTAGCCACTGGCGTTACTGCAAGCGTCGTGAACGACTTCGCGAGCTGCGCCGGCTGCCAGCCCGCAGCCGTCCGGACGGTGATGCGGCTGAGGTAGGTCGTGCTGGCAGTCAGGCCTGACGCCGTGTGCAGGTAGCGATTCGCGCCCGCGTCCGTCTGGTCGTAGACCGGGCTCGTGAACGCTGAATCGGCCGGCGTAGTGATCTCGTAGCGGACTTCGAGGATCGCCGCATCCTGTTCGACGCTGAACGCGGCTTCCGTGTCCGATGCTGCGGCGACCGACCAGTTGTATTCCACTGGCGGCGAGCCCATTCCAGCGTCGAAGTGCGCTTCGATGCGCGCGTCGGAAAGGGCACTCTGGTACGCGGCGAGCCGGCCGAAATACTGGCTCATTGCGTTGCCGAGGCCGCCGTACCCTCCCTGGCCGCCGAAGTGGAACGCATTGCTCGAGCCGGTCAGCGGCCCCGCATTGTTCTCCGCTACCTTTACGCCATCTAGCCAGATGCTCGATAGATCGGCGGCGTGCTGCCGGCGAAAGACGATGTGATAGTAGCCGCCTACCTCGATCAGACCGTCAGCCGTGGTGAGATCGTCGCCAGTATAGCTGAGCGAGATCGCGCCGGCCGCCGTGATGAAGCCTTGAGCGAGCCAGTGGCTGAACAGGATGGACCCGTTCATCCATAGTTCGAGCCCTGTGGCGAGTGTGTCGATCTTCAGCCAGCACTCCAGCGTGAAGTCGGCATTGTTCAGGTTCAGCGACGGGAAAAAGATGCGAGCCAGGTCGCCCTTGATCGACGTCCCGCTCGGCTCGCTCAGCAGGACTGTAGGCTGGCCGTACAGCGCGGGCGAGCCGCCCGTGAAGAAGTCGAACGTCGTGGCGTGCCGGGCATTCCCCGATGAGTCCTGCGGCAACCCCGACACATCTTCGCACTTCCAGTATCCCCAGGGGCTGTCGGCCGCCACTTCAGCGTCGTACGCCACTACTCAGCCGCCCGCCTGTAGATCGCCTGCGCGCTATTCGGCGTCTTCGTGATCTCCAGCGTCGGAAACGCACCCGCCACCGTGGTGCCGTGCTGGGGGTCCAGCGTGATGAAGTCCGACGTCGTCGAGTCAATCAGCATGTCGGCCGCGTCTGCGCCATCCAGCGTGATGAGCTGGTTGTAGCTGTCGATCGCGAGCGTCTGGCCGGAAGGCACACTGCCGGTGATCTGGGTACGACCCTGCTCCGTGCCGCTCGAGTCCCGATAGATGATGTCGAAGTCAGGACCGACCGGACCGACGACATTGATCAGCGGATAGACGAGCCCCGTCCAGAGCGGGCACTGCGCGGCGGCACCCGTGAACGTGACCGTCGTCTGCGTGGCGGCGTAGGCTAACGGGTCGCCGCAGAGGAACGTCAGCGGTAGCAGAACAATGCGCTGCGTGTGAACGGGCGCGAGATGGTTGGCGTCCGGCCGCTCGATCCGGCCAGTGTAGTAGCGAGTGTCCTGATCGCCGAAAACGATCTGCACATCCCGCCGGGCAATCCGCCACTTCAGTTCGTCCAGCTGCGTCAGCAGCGTCGTGTGGGCGGTGCTGCCGTGGGCGACGTTCAGGTCGCTGGCGAGTACGATCCTGCGTTCGCGAGCCTGACCCTGCGCGTCCGCGCCCATGTACAGCGCGCCATCACGACCAGGCATGTAGGCCAATGCGTGGTCGCGGATCAGCCCGGCTCGCGTGCCCGGCGCGTCCGCGATCCGCAGCCCGAAGCTGCTGACATCGGTCCCGTCGATCGTGTGAACCAGGCTCATCCGCGCAGCTTCCCGACAGCGCGGCGGTAGTTGACCGTCCGGTTGCCCATCTGGTGGTCGGTCTGCTCTTCAGCCAACCCGCGCCGGAACCCGATAGCAACGTTCTCTCCGAGTTCCTGCTGCGCACCGGGCGTCGTCAGCGGCGGAATCTGCGTGCCGGACACGTAGACTTCGAGCTTGCCGATGGAGATGCCGGCCGACTGCGCGCTCGTGGTGGTCGGAGCGGCCGGGACCGGCAGGTTCGTCGGGATCGTGCCGCCCGCAGCCGTGAGCAAGCCGTAGATGCCTTCGTACGTCCGGCGCGTGTTCAGCTCGATTGACGAGAGTTGCGCGACGACGATATTGGCAGATGCTTCGGTGATCACGCGCGAAACCTGGAAGCCGGCCGTCGCGCCGCCCTCGCCTGTTTCCTCGCTGATCTCGTCGAGGGCCGCGTCGATACCGAGGATCAGCTCTCGGAGCTGCTCGCCGGTCAGGTCGCCCAGCAACGCCGGATCCAGCTCGGCGGTCAGAATCAACCGCGCGACTTCACGCGTTCGGGCTTCGAGTTCCGCCCGGCCTTCGGCGGTGGACGGATCGATGCCGGCGAAGAACTTGCGGAACAGGTCAGGAGCGTTTTTCGCCAGCAGGTCCAGCTCATCCTGCGCGCGCTCAGCCGCAGACGCCGTCTCGTCGAAGACCTCGCGCTCGAACTCGCGCGCGGCGCGCTGCTCGTCCAACGAGTTGCCGAAGCCGACGACTGCGTCCGTCGCGATGCCCAGCGCTTCCTGGAGCGCCAGCAGACCCTCGGATGTGATCATGCCGTTCTTGTCGAACAGCTCGATGCCGAGTTCGTCGGCCAGCGCCTTCAGTTCGGCGAACGAAATGCCCTGACGCGCGAAAGCCTGGACGACTGCCCGTCCACCGCCGCGTCCGATATCTCCGGGGCCACTCGCGAGCAATCCACCGGACCGGATCGCGTCCTCGATCGCTGCGCGCGCGCTCGTCAGCAGTCCGCCCGACAACTGGAATCCCTCGAACTCGAGCCGCAGCCGGTCGATCGCTTCGGTGTTGCGGCGGATGGCTTCCTGCCGTTCCGTGTCGGGGCCGAACAGTTCGCCGATCAAAGCCGTGGCACCGCCGATGATCAGCGGAATGCCTTCTTTTCCGCCGGTCGCCGTGGCGAGCGCAATGCCGGCTCCGAGCTCGACGATCGAGCCGAGTGCCTTGGCAGCCCCTGAGTCGATCAGCCCAATCGACTCAGCGACCTGGAGCGCGGCCCGCGCGTAATCTTCCAGCCGCCGGGCTTCCTCACGGATTAGCCGCAGGCGTTCCTGAGCGGCACGTTCGGCCTCCTGCGCCGACTGCTCCTGCTTCTTGCCCTCGTCCTCGGCGGCCTTCGCCAGATCCAGCATCGCCTTTTCGGCCATGCGGATCAGGTCGATGAACCGCTTGCGGACCTTCGAGCCCTCCTCGGTGTTCTCGGCTTCCTGCTCCAGCCCGTCGATCAGTGCGCGAAGACCGGCCAGCAACGGCACGACGTCCTCGGCGGCCTCGATGTGCGCCTCGCCGTACGCGCGGATCTGGTCCTCGATCTCCATCGCGCGGCCCTCGGCCTCGATGGATTCGCGGATGGAGCCGAACTTCGCGGCCGTCTCCTCATCGATCCGGCCGAACGCGGCGATCCACTCGCGTTCCAGCTTGTCGAGCTGGAGCAGCGACTCATCGACGACCGAGCGGGTAAGCTGAGCGAGCTCGCGGGCGAGTTGCTCTTGCAGGCGGGCGCGCTCAGCGGCAATGCGCGCGGCTTCGCGGGCAGCCTTCTCGGGATCGCCGGACTCCTCGCCTGACGCGCGTCCGAGCCGTCCGATCGCGGCGGCAGCAGCAGCAGCACCTTCCTTCTGCGAGTCGGCGATCTGCTGGAGCGCCGTCATTGCGGCCCGGTCACCGCGAGCGGCCAGCGTTTCGAGTTCGAGCACGAGCTTGGAAATCTCGGCACGCGATCCTGCCATGTCTTGCTCGGCCGCCCTGGCAGCCCGTCTCTGTTCCAGGAAGTCCTCGAATCCCGCGCCGGCGGCCAGGCCGCCAGTAAGTCCGAGCGCGCCGAGTGTCGCCTTGGTCTGGAACTTCGCGAAGCCGAACAAGATGCGGGCGACCGGATGCTCGGCAATCGCGTTTGCGCGATCAATCATCAGATCGACGAGCGCGCCAACATGGTCCGCAAGGTTCTGGATGTGCCCCGCACCGTTCTCGGCGCCCGTTCCGATGCGGTCCAGCAGTTCGGCCAGTTTCGGCGATTCGACAATCGCCTCGGCCATGGCGTTCTTGGCATTCTCAGTGAACGCCGCAAACTGCTGCATACGGTCGCCGGCCGTGAGCGTGTCCTCGCCGAGCCGGGCGGTCCTGGATCCCAGTCCGTCGAGCACGGCAGCCAGTCGCGCCGCGACCTTCTCGTTTTCGGTCAGTTCGCGCGTGACACCCAGCACGTTCCGCGCGTACTTCTCGTACTCCTCGTTGAAATTGATGACGATGCCGAGTTCGTCGATAAGCCTGCGCTCGCCCTTCGCGATGGAAGCGATCAGTCGTTCGAAGGACTCGCTGGCGTCCCTGCCGAGAGCGCGGCCCAGCCGGCGGGCGCCTTCCGCGAGTTGGCCAAGCTCTTCGGACGTCGCGGGCAGACCCGACTGGAGCGCGAGGTTCGCGCTGGCCATGAGATCGAGGTCGGACGCAGTCGAGCGAGCCGCGCGCCGAAGTGCATTGAGGGTTCGGGTTGGGTCCAACCCACTGCTGATCGAAAGTTCGCCAAATGACTGGCGCGCGATCTGAACGGCGCCGCCGCGCTCCAGAGTCTGACGGATGCCTTGCGCCATGCGCGAGAACACCGCGCCGACCTTGTCTGCGATGAACGTGAACGCGCCGACAATGCCGAACGCGATGCCGCCACGAATCAGGCTCGGCAGGTTAGCCAGGTTGTCGATGAATCCGCGCTTGATGTCCTTGCCGGTGCGGGTGCCGGTTTCCGCGACGTTTCGCAGCGACCGCTGCAGCTTCGTGAACTCCTCGGTATTGTCCTTGCCGGCCTTCCTCATCTGTTTCAGCGCTTCGAGGATGCCGCTGTTGAATTCCTTGCTGAAGTCGCGGGAAATCTGGCGGGCCTGATTCTTGTCGATAATGCCCTTCGCGAGAGCTTCCTTGAACGCGCCCTGCCGCTTGCGCAGCTCCTCCTTCATCTCCTTCAGGATCGCGTCGGCGGTCTCGGTCGCTGCGCGGCGGCCGATATCCTTCATGTCGCGGAGGTCGCGCTGGAAAGCCTCGAGTGGGGCCCGTACCGGAATGCGGAAGCCGCGGGAGCGTGCCATCTACTCCCCCAGCTCGCCTTCGGTGCGCTTGATGAGCGCGTCGATGCGGCCGCGCGCAGCTTCCACGGCGGCGTCGAGATGTGGCCGGGGCGCGATATCGTCGCGGCCTTCGTCCAGCGCCAGCGCGAGCGGGAAGCCGTCGGAGTGTTCCGCGGGGCTGAACGCGTACGCGACGACGGCATCGTCATAGACGACGGCCGGAGTGTGCTGCCAGCTGCGATGGTACTTGCCGGTCGGGGAGGCCGGGAACTCGCCGGGCTCCGATGCTTCGGGCTGCAGCTGGATCCGCGCGCTGACTTCCTCGTCGACGATCGCGGCGCCAATCCCGATGATCGGGGCGAGCTGCGATGCTACGAGCCGCGTCATGCCGGCGATATCGATCTCGAACGATGCCCGCTCAGCCATCGTCCTCTCCCAGCTCGCGCTCGATCTCCTGGCGGACCGCGCCCTGACCGAGCCGACCGAAGATCCAGCGCTGCGCGCGGCCGGGCAGCCAGCGCCATGGCCACCGAATCGACCATGTCACGAACGCGACGAGCGTGATCGCGCTCAACCGGTCCGGCTCAAGACCGAGTGCTGCGGCCTGCGCGGCGAATCGGCGCTCCTCGAGGCGGACGCTCATCCGAACGCATCCTCCAGCTCCTTCGCCTCGGCCCCCTTCACGGCACCGGCACGGATCAGCGTGAGGAACTGTGCGAGGTCGTGGTTCTGGAGCGTGGCGGGCGGGAGTCCGAGTTTCGGCTCCCACGCGGCGAGCAGCGACTCGATCCCGAACTCAGCGTGCTGGTCGCGGCCCCGCTTCTTCGGCTCCGGCTGCTTTCCGAGACGGTCGTAGCGGCCAGGGCCCGCCTCATACAGCGCGAGGAGCAAACGACCCTCGTCGGCCGCGGTTACCTCGCCCCACCACTCGGGTGCCTCTTCGGGGACCGCGGCACGGCCGGACTCCGACAGAAAGTTCGCGAGCACGCCGCGGAACTGATATTCCCACTCCACGCCGATCGCCTCGGACAGCCGAACGAGCGCGCGGCGTCGGCGCCGCGGCATCCGGCGGGTCAACATGGCTTCGATGCGGTCGAGATCCTGGCCGAGCTGCCTCCGCCGTCGTTCGTGCCGCGCGAGCGCGATCATCGCCGCGCGGGACCGCGACGTCGCGAGAATGACGCGGCCGGCGATCCGAACGGGCACCGGCTCGCGGGAGATCAGCAGATGGGCGGTGACTTCCTTCTGCGCGTCGGCGCGGGTGAGGCCATGCTCCCAGACGTGCCACATGCCGACGAGGTGTCGCCAGCGCATGAAGCACTGATCCGGATCGTCCAGAGACAGGGAGCGCAGGACAGAGTCGTCCGCGTCGCTGAACTGGCCATCCTCGAACTGGAGTCGAAGGATCCGCTCCCGGAGCACTGCCATGTCACGGATACGAGCGTGCGTGAGGGGGTAGGGCACCGACTCTCGCCGGCGCTCTCCCCCCGCAGCAGCGAACGCACGCTCGAACCCGATCTCCGCCACGGGATCACGAAGACGCGAGATCGCGGATCGTCAGGACGGACACGCCGACCGTGTTCGGATTGAGGACGCGCCACGTGGCGTTCGGTACCATCCAGCCCGTCTTCGACTGCGCGAGCGGGCCGACGTCCGTCAGCTTGCACCGCGGAGCCGTGACGCGGCGGACGGACGCGAGCGCGCCGGCGCCGAGGCTGTAGATCTCGCGGATCTCCTCGCCGATGTCGTCCTGGTCGAAGCGCAGCACTTCGTCCGTGCTCGCCGACAGGTCGCCGGTGAAGGCCGTGTCGGGCATGCCGAACATGCGACCGATGTTCTGGAGGGCACCGTCGATGCCGTTGATCGCCAACGACATCGAGACCCGCGAGATCCCGGTGTCCTCCTCCATCTTCGACTGAGAGCTGAACAGGTCGACGGAGGTGACGTTCATCTGGATCTCGACCGCCTCTTCCGCCGTCTTGCCCCACGGGACATCGACCGGACCGGACGCGACGTGACCGACCTCGGAGTGCCCGCGCGTGAAAGCGTTCGCTGCTGCCGCCATTATCGCCTCGCTGTCAGACTGTGGACCTGATCACAGACCGGGCCCCTCGCGCGCCGGCCTTCCTCGCTTCCTCCTGCAACGTCGCTTCGTCCGGCAGGAACGCCGTCCGGTTCGGACCCGGCTGGAGCATCTCCTCGTGCAGCCGGGTCCACGGACCCTCCCAGTACGTCCGCCATTCCTCCCACTGGGGGCCGAGACGCTTGCGGATGCCGAGTGGCTGAACCACAACTTCCCGCCCCTCCGGTGGATCCTTCGTGACCATGATCACGACGCGGACCCGCTTCGGACGCTGCTCAATCGACTCCGCCTGCTGCACCGCGACTGCGAAGTCGCCGTCCTCGAGTTCGAGGATTCGGCGAGGCCTGCGCCGGATCACGTCACGGAGCGGTCTCATGCGGCCGCTACCTGCCATAGCCGGCGGCGCCGGATGAGCCGGCTCGGCGGCTCCGCGCCCTCGAGACACACGCTCGAGACGTAGATTCCGCGCGGCGTGTCGAACCACGTCGCAGCGTTCTCGTCCGGGTAGAGCAGTGCCAGCATCTGGTCATCGATCGCGTTCACAGTTGCGAGTCCGCGAGCCGGGTCGGCCGCGTCCGCCGGTATGTCCCAGATGTCGCTCGCGATGATCACGTGCTCCGGGTCCGCCGAGCGTGGCACGATCGCCGTCGTCATCCACGTGACGCGCGGCAGGTCGTCCCGACCCGGCTTCACGAGCAGCTCGTCGGGCCAGCCGTGTACGAGCCGGACCGTGGCGTCGGAATCCAGCCCCACGAGGCCCTCGAACGTGGCGTCGCCAGCCAGGCGATCCACCCACGCGAGCGTGAGGTTGCCGAGCGATGCGTTGACCGGGCTCATCCGAACTCGTCATCGGTTTCCTCGAGCTCGCCCTGCCAGCCGCCGCGGGCTTCGGCGTTCCAGGCGTTGCGAACGAGAAAGCGCCGGCCGTCGAGCGCGGTGTTGACGTCGCTGGTCACCAGCGCGCCGTCGTCCTGCTGGAGATCGAGACCCTCGTTGCCGAAGCCGGCCCAGACCGATCCGCCCATTCGCCCGAATTGCTCGCGCGCAACCGACCCCGTCTTCAACTGCAGATCGAACGGCACGTCCGTCGCGAGCGCTGTGTAGCTCCGGCGATGCTCGCGATACGCGGTCTTCCCGCCGGCCGTCGGCCGGAAGATCGAGATGCGGAGCGGAGCGTACCGGAGCGTCATGCGTCACTTGTTCGTGCGTCGCCGCGTCCGGCGCGTGGTCGGCTTCGGCTCGGCCGCGGCCGGCGGCGCGGGTGGTTCGTCGATCGGTTCGCGCACGGCCGGCAGCTCAGCCTCGACAGGCCGGCTGACGACCTCTTCGATTAGCCGCGCGCGACGACGCTGCAGCAGAGCCAGCGCATCCGCTCGACGCATCGGTACTGGTATGTCGAGGTGGTCGGGCCCGTACACCACGCCCTGCCACACGACGTTCGCCGTGAACCGGACTTGCACCTGATCGGTCGACTTGTCCGGAACCGATGTCAGTGTCACTGCAACCTCCCTGTTTCGTGATCCGCCGAGGCCCGGTCCCACCGAAGCGGGACCGGGTTTCAGTCAGACGGCTCAGGAGAGCTGGAGATTCGTCCCGATGCAGAATGCCTCGGGGTAGCGAACGGCCGCGTCCGCGATCAGGAATACCGTGATCACGATCAGTCCCTGGCCGGCGAGCGTGTACGGGTCGACGATCAGCTCCATCGCGCCCCACTCGCCGATGAGCAGGTGCTCCCACGCGCCGAAGATGATTCCGTGCTCGGCACCGGACCCGAGCGTGCTCGAGAGCTGGTTCGACGCGAGCGCGCGGTAGCCGTTCATCTCGCCTTCGAGAACGGTGCCGGTCCAGAGCGGCATGCCGTTCGTCGTGGCGAACACCTCGGTCTTCTTCGCGACACCACGGACACGCGGCGTGGTGACGTAGCCCATGCGACCGATATCGGCGTTGTCCGCCGCGATCTCGGTCTCCATGTCCACGACCTTCGCGTACGTGATCACGCCGTTGAACGCGACCGCATTCACGCCGGACTGGTTGTAGATGCCGGTCGGTTCGTTACCGCCCGCGCCGTGCAGCGCGGCCAGGTCGATGCCGATGCCCGAAATGGCGGCCAAGTCAGAGCGGACGAGCTGCTCGGTGTTGATGACGGACTGGGCGAGCAGCCGGCGGGAGAACGAGGTGCGGCTGGTCCCGTCGTTCGGACGGAGCTCCACCGACCCGGTGACCAGGTCGCTCAGCGCGACGTTGGATCCGGGGTTCTCCGCTCGCCACGAGAACGTTCCCGCCGCCGTCTGCTTCGGGAAGTCGACGTTGCCCTGCAGGCCCGGCAGGAACGTCGCGCCCATGCGCGTCGTCACCATCCGGTTGCGCAGCATGTCGATGAAGCTGCCAGGCTCCGTGAAGACGAGCTCGGCGCCGGACGTCGCAACGCCAGCCGTCAGCGTCGCGCCCGGACGCCGCGGGTCCTCGTAGTCGCGGTCGAACCGACGGGCCGTGCGTGCGGCTGCTTCGTGATACGGGTCCGGCAGCGCCCGCAGTCCCGTCGGGATGATGACGCTGTTGCCGCGGAGCTTGCGGCCGCCGCGCGACTCGTAGCCGAGCGACTTCTGCGTCTCGAGCATGACCTCGCGCTCGAACTTCGCGTCGGACCAGTCGCCGTCCGCCGCAGCGTTGATCGCACGGACCACACTGAACCTCAGCTGATCTTCGGCGGTCCAGTCGAGGAGCTGCTTCGGCGGCGGTGCGCGGAACGGCTGTCCGTCCGACTGCGCCTTTGCCTTCAGGATCTCGGCGCTCACCTGATCGGCCGACAGGCCAACGTCGATCCAGCCCTCGGCCTTGTCGGCCATGCTCCATTCCTGGCAGAGGGCCATGATGCCCTTCGCGCGCTGGCGCTCCGCGGCGGTCGCCTCGTCTGCCGTGATTTTCGTGGCCCCACCCGGGGCCGCAGTGACCTGGTCGGCCATGCTGGTCTCCTCGGCCGCGGGGGCCGTGTTGAGTTCGGGGGCAGGCTGATCGGGCACGGCCGCTGCCCCCTCATCGGCCGCGTCGTCTTCGTCCTCGTCCTCAGTCTTCGACTCGTCATCATCGAGCGGATCCGACTCATCGTCGGACAAGTCGCCCGCGTCCGGGTCGTCCTCGTCATCGATGTAGTCGCTGGCTCCCAGCGTGACGACCGGGACCGGCAGCACAGCGCGCTCGGCGACGATGCCGCGCGCTTCGATCTCGGCTGCGATCTCGATCGAGCGGGATTCGGGAATGGCCGCGGCGAGCTTGCGCGCCTCCTCGGTCGCGGCCTTCGCGCGGGCTTCGGCGAGTGCGTTCGGCTCGACGCCGAGCTCGGAGAGGACCTGCTCGAGCGTGGCGACGCGGTCGGCGAGGCCTGCGCCGACAGCGCGCTTCGCCGTCAGCACATCGCCCTGGCCATAGCCCTTCCGGACAGCATCCGGCGTGGTGCGGCGGTTGCGCGCGACGGCCGCGACAAACTGGTCGTAGTAGTCGTCGACCATCGTCTGCATGCGCTCGCGGGCACCGTCCGGCAGCGGCTCCATGGAGTTCGCTTCCGCCTTGTGGAGGCCGGCGCGGATGATCGTGTTCCTGATGCCCATCGCCGCGTCCATCTCGCTGAACTCGGTGTGGACCCAGAGCACGCCGATCGAACCGATCATGCCGGACGGGGTGATCACGATTTCATCGGCCGACGAGCCGATCCAGTACGCGGCGGACGCCATCAGCGAGTTCACGACGGCCACGATCTTCTTCTGGCCGCGGGCGGCGTAGATCTTCTCGGCGAGTTCCGGAACGCCGCTGACGTTGCCGCCCGGTGAGTCGACGTCGAGCACGATCGCGCGGACGTCCTGGCTGTTCAGCGCGGCGTCGATCTGGGCGCCGAGCTTTTCGGTCGACGTTCCGCCGCTGTACTCGGTCAGCATGTTCGCGCGCTGCGTGATACAGCCCGTCAGTGGGATCACGACGACGCCGCCGCGGGACTGCACCTTCCCGTTCCGGCTGCTCGATGTGAGTGCGCGTACTTCATCGGCCGAGAGCGAGCCGCCCGCGGCGCGAAGCTCGAGGAAGGCGCAGATCTCCTCGAGCTTCGATTCCTGGATGGCCCATGCGGTCGAGCCGAAGGCGGACAGCAGCCGCCTCGGATTGTCGATCATCCGTGCCTCCCGTTGCCGTTGGGCTGGAGGTGCGCGAAGAGGCGGCTGTCCATGAGCCGGGCGCGCAGCGATTCGGGCAGGTCGTCAAACGCCTCACTGTCGGGCCCGGCGTTCTCGTTCGAATTGCTGGTCGAGGTGTCCGTCGAGAGCGTCACGCCGATCTCCGCCGCGAGTGCCTCCTCCATCGCCAGCTCGGTCAGGATCTCCTCGAAGTCGCGGCCCTGTTCGGCGGCGAGGCGCGTTCGGCTGTTCAGGCCCATGCGGATCTGCAGCGCGTTCGCCTTCGAATCCTTCTCCGGGTCGACCCACGGGAAGCCGCGCGGCAGGAACCGGTGACGGAGCCACCGGGCGCGATTGCGGTCGGGCAGCTGCAGCGCGCCCGAGAGCTGCGCGTACGCGAACCATGTCCGGTAGACCGGCGTGCAGAAGTGGGTGATGTCGTGCTGCTGGAGCCGGCGCCACGCGTCGCGCTCGTTCAGCAGGCCGGCACGGATGGAGGAGAAGTTGACCTGCGTCAGATCGTTCGCCAACGATGCGTAGCTGACGTTCAGCCCGTTCGCGATGCCCCGGATCATCGCCTTGTGAAACTCGTTGTACGCGTCGTTCGGATGCTTGGGGTCGCGCTCCTGGTACTCCCAGCCGGGCGGCAGCGCGTGATACGACAGCGGCTCGACGTCGACCGAGTACTGCTGGTCGGCCTTCGGTGCGTTCGGGTCCTGCGCGCTCTCGGGTGAGCGTGTGAAGAAGCCGCCCTGCGCCGCGGCGCCACGCATCCCGACGACCTCGGCCTCCTCGTAGCCGTGAATCATCCGCAGCTTGAACAGCGCCGGCGCAAACCACGGGACGCCCCGTGTCTGACCGGCGCGCAACCGCTTGAAGTCGTGGATGATGAACTCGGCCGACTTGCGTTCGCGGGCGCGGCGCGTGAAGCCGCTCTCGGCCGGGTGGCGGTCATATAGCCAGTACGCGACCGGGCGGCCCCAGACGTCGATCTCGACGCCCATGCGAATCTCGTTCTGGCCGGTGCCTCGGTATTCGTTGTACTGCTCGTCGAGCTGGTCGGGATCGAGGATCTGGAGCGCGAAGCCGAACGCGCGGCCCGCCATCGGGACCATGCGGATCAGGTACTCACCGTCCTGGGCGCGCGTCCGCGTGTTCAGTGCGAGCACTTCGGCGAACGACATGCCACCGTCGACAGTGCAGTTCGCCGGTTCAGACCATTCGTGCCACGCATCCTCGATGCGCTGATTGATGCCGCGGTCGAGCATGTTGTCCGGCCGCTTGACCGTCGCCTGCAGACGCATGCCATGCTCGCCGATCTCCTGCTCCTCGAGGAGATGGAGGTATTTCGTCGCGAGCTCGTTGTTGCGGGCGAGCTCTCGGGAGCGGGCGCGGAGCTGGCGGAGATCGGCGCGCGTCTCCTGATCGGCCGACTGGATCGAAGCGAGCACCCAGTCCATCGTGAACCGATTCGACTGGGCCCCGCGGTATGCGCTCGATCCGCCAGTGAATGCGGCGGGTCCGCCGAGCTCGGAGGCCGCGCGGAACGGATTACGCATCGCGCTTCTCCGTCCGGCTCAGGCGGTCGAGGCCCTCGACGACAACAGCGCGGATTGGCTTGAGTCCGACGAGCGCCAGCAGCACCAGGCCGGCGCTGAACCGCCACGTCACAGGGGACGTCAGGGATGCGATCGCCGACGTCGTGAGGGCCCAACCGGCGAGCGCCAGACCAGCCGTCGACCACTCCCGGATCCATCCCTTGATCCGCCCCCCCCGAACCGGCTGGATCTGACGCTCGGCGAGCTTGCGCGCGGGGCTAGACAAACTGCCCCCTGACACTCTGGAACACCTTTCCGGTGCGCTGCTGGCGGATCTCGTCGCGCCATTGGCCGAGTTGCCGCATCAAAGACTCTCGGTCCGACTGGCCGAGTTCCTCTTCCCGATCACCCTGCTTCCAGCGCGATACGCCCTGCGTCGCGCTCGTCGTCGACAGCGCGAGCAGCTCGGCCTCGATCTTCGCGACCATCTGCTCGGCGAACGTGCCAGACGGCGTGCCCTCGACGGGATCCGGCTCGACCGTGATGTAGCTGTCGTGGACGATGAACCGGTCGCCGGACGTGAGCTCGACGCGGCCGACGAGACGGTAGAGGCCGGGCGGGTAGTCCTTGGAGGAATTGCCGGTATGGCGAAGCTCGAACTGGTCGTCCGCGCCAGCGGACGTTGTGAGCCCGATCGCGGCCGCCGCGCCCTGGCGCAGGAAGTACGTGAGCTCCCACCCGTCGCTCGGGAGGTGGTCGCTCAGGTACTTGTCCCACTGCCAGCTCTCGCCGGCTACCAGCCGGGTCGGCTCGACCGTCGGGATCGTCTCGTGCGGCACGCGCTACCGCCAACGCAGAAGGGGGCGCCCCCATTCCCCCGACCCAAGCGGTCGAGAATCAGGGAGCGCCCCCTCTTACTGCGGAAGCGCAGAAGCCGCCCTCACGGCTACAACTTGCGTCTATACGTTATCCACAACGCTCGGTGTTTCGCAAGTGCCATCAGTAGGAATTGAGCCAGCGCGACGCCGAGGTGTCCAGGCGTGGCGGGCGTGCGTGCGAGGGCACTGCGTGCGCGTAGTCGGCTGCCCGGATCAATACGACATGCTTGCAGCGGACCCGGGGCCGCACCTCGTGCTGGCAGATGAAGTGCGTGACGACCTCATCCGGCGGCAGTTCCTCGGCGAACCGGCGCATCCGGGCCGTCGTGCGATGCGGCGTCTGACTATGGCAGCACTCGCACTCGACCGGCAGCGCGAACCATTTCGTCATACGATCCCCCCTCAGAATCGGTTCGCCCACGAACCGCCGCCGCCCGCCGCCGCGGCTTCGGGTTGCTCGGGCTTCGATGGCGGCTCCGGCGGCTTCGACCATTCGTCCGCGCGGTTCTTCAGCTGAGATCTCACCGTCGGGCCGAGCGTATGGAGCGCGGCAAGGCCCAGAACGTACAGGTCGATCGCCTCGTTTCGTCGCTCGATCTGGACGAATTTCGCCCGGTAACGCCCTGCACTGCGCTTTTCTTCGCGCTTTTCGGCCCGAAACTGCTGGATGAAGTTCGCATCCGCGCCCATGGGGAACGCGACAGGCAGATGGATGTAGCCGGGCGCCACCAGTCCCGGTTCCGGCTGCTTCATCTTGAGTCGCTCGAACAGCGAATTCTTGAATGAGTCGACCTGCACGGTCCAGGGCATCACGCCGTACTTGTTCGGCCGCTCGGCGCGTGAGAGCACGTTCTTCGCGCGGGTGTCGTAGCCGAGCATCGCCGACACGCCCTCGGACTCCTTGCCGCGGACGTACGGATAGACGACACCGGGGCCCTTGTGCCGGGCGTCGACGCCGACAGGCCAGATCAAGACCTCCCGCCCACTCTCGTGCAGCCATTTGCGCTGCCGGATCGCTTCGACCGTCGCGAACGTGCCGGCCGTCTCCGGGTCGCCGTAGATCCGCTCGTGATAGACGAGCCAGCATTCCTCGCCTGTGCCCCAGCCCCACACGGCCGCTTCGATCCAGTCCGCCTGAACATCCACTGACATCGACAGGATTCCGACGCCGTGCGGCACGTCGATCTCGCGGCCCCCTTCTTCGATCGGGCGCCGCCAGTTCTCCCGGCGCGACTCGAGGCGGCTCGTGGATATGTCTTCGTTCGACTCGGTGTAGACCTCGGCGAGAACCGTGTTCACGAAGCCGCGGCGCGCGACTGGATCCGGGTACACGGTGAGCCACTCGTCGACGAGCTTCGGCCACTCGGATCCAGCGAGCGTGACGGACAGCGCGGAGAAGTGGAAGCCGTATGACCGGGCGGACCCGTCTCGCACCGGTTCGCCGTCCTCCGTCAGATACTTTCCCTGCGGAATAACCGCGTGCTTCTCCTCGTCGTAGAACACGCAGCCGTTCACCGCGCAGACGTAGTACGCCGTTTCCGGGTTGCCACGCTCCCACTTCATGCCGAACGGCGTATCGCGGTCGCCCCAGCGGAGGACCTGGTACTCGTCGCAGTGCGGGCATGGCACGTGGAAGCGGCCGCGACGTTGGGCCTGGTCGTACAGCTTCTTGATCCGCGAGCGCTCGTGTGTCGGCGTGGAGATCCAGAGGTATTGGCGGTCGGGCGAGCGCTCCGCGCGGCGACGGGCCAGCGTGATCTGGTCGCCCTCGCTGCCAGCCGACTCGGCCCATCCGTCGACGTCGTCGCCGGCGACGATGCGGACCGTGACCATTCGGAAGCCGCGGGCCGAATTCGATCCGACGAGACCGAGCCAGCCGCCGGGGAACTGCTTCTCGAGGATCGTGTTCGCGCCATCGCGAGACCGGGGGTCGCTGACACGGCCGGCGAGCGGTGGCCGCTCGATGATCGGCGCGAGCTTCTTCTTCGACCACTTCTCCGCCTCGTCAATTGACGGCAGGATCACGAGGATCGGGCAGGGATCCTGGTCGATGTGATAGCCGAGCACAGTGAGCAGCAGACCGTCCGTCGCACCGGCCTGCGTCGGCTTCATGACAGTGACTTCCTCAGTCTCTGGGTCCTCAAGTGCGTCGATGATGTCGATCAGGTACGGCGTCCGGTCGAACCGTAGGGGAATCTTGCCCGACACGCCGACGAGACGGTTCTGCTCGCCCCATTCCCGCCGCGTGACCAACGGCTCAGGGCGGAACCGGTCTGTCGCCTGGCGTTCAGCTTCGGCGACGCGACTTTCGAGTAGTGCGGCGTCGCTCACTCTTCCTCGGCTTCGGCTTCGTGCCGTTCGTGTGCGAGCCGGCCAACTCGTTCAGCAGCTCGTTCACGAGCCGGCGCAGTCGTTGCTGCGCCTGCCTGGTCTTCACCTCCGGGAACTCCGGCGGCCAGCGAGAGGGCAGGCCTTTCAGTGTCGCGTTCCATGAGTCGACGAGGCGCGAAATCCGATCGCGGTGAAGCTCGATCGGCATCAACGATCCCTCGAGCGCGGCGGCCTCCATTTCGGCTTTCCGGGCCAACGCATCCATGCGCCTCGTGCGCGCCGCCTCGTGCGCTTCGCTGGCTTCGTTCCGCGGCCGGATCTGCTCGCGGAGATAGTTCACGTACCAGCGAACGCACTCGGTCTCGGGGAACCGGCCGCGCGACGACTTCGGCAGACCGTGCTCCTTCACGAGCTGGTTCACGCGCTGGGGCGTGAGGTCCAGCAGCTCCGCCAGCTCGGTCGCCGTGACGGTGCGCGGTCGCTTCGGCATTCATCGGGTACGGCGAAAGAAAGGGCCCATAAATCGATTCCCCATGGCTACAGAACTGTTTTCCGGGCTTCGCCTGCGCTACTGACCTGCGCCGGAAGGACCCGAAACTTTTTGCGGGACCTTTTTACTGCCCTCTACTGAGGACGATCTGTCGTATTGGCCTTCTTCGCTGTCCGCCGGCGTCGCTTGCGCGGCTTGGGCTCCGGCTCGGGTGCGGTCTCCGCGGACGCCATCGCCTGCGCGACCTGGTGCCGCACGATGATGACCGACTCCTGCGGCTCGACGTTCTCGGGCGGCGGTGGCAGTGTCGAGCCACCCGGCTCCTGCCACTTCATGCCGCGTCGATCCTCGTGCGGACTCGTCGTCTGGTGATAATGCCCCGCGTCCAGGACGCAGCGGATCTTTCCTTGCGCCCGGCTGGCCGTGCACGTGCTCATGTCGTCACTCCCTCCAGAAGCCATTCCCGCGTCGGCGCCCCGTGCACCTCCCGCGTCCAGCCGCTCATGCTGCGCACCCTGCCGTCGAAGTGGTGCATGACCTGCTTCCACTCCGTCTGGAACGTCGTCGCCCCGGCGAACCCCTTGGCCGGCTCATCGAAGTGGCCGCGATCCTCCATCGGTATCCCACAGAGCACAATCCGCGGGAAGCCGACGGCCACCTTCACGGCCAGCAGTCCGGACGTGCCGCGCCAGCGTGGCGTGATCCGGTCCACGTTCCATTGCGCCCAGTGCGGCAGCCCTCGATCGGACCAGCGGACAGCGTCGAGGTTGCCGCCCCGGATGCGGCGCTGGTCCATCCAACCGGGCATGCTGTCGGGCAGGCCCAGCCACCACTCCGGATGCAACGTCACCCAGTGATCCACGTGGCCCGGGTAGTAGACGCCGGCCGCGTTCGTGGCGATGATGGTCGGTATCTGGAACGACGGCGGCGGAGCGGGGAACGGCCAGCCGTTGTTGAGCACCTTCAGTCCGGAAAGCAGGGCGAACGACTCGATATCATCCCACAGACAATCCGCTCCGCCGAGCACGAGGGCGATCCCGTTCACGCTATCGCCTCCAGTCCGAGCCACTCGGGATCCGGCCGCCCGAGCCACTCCTCGGTCCGGCCGCTCATCGACTTCACCCTCCCGCGCATATCGCGAAGCTTCGCCTTCCAGTCCCGCCAGAACGTCGCGCATGCATGCCACGGCTCCGCATCGTCGAAGTGCGGCTGACTGTCCATCGGCACGCCGCACAGAACGATCTTCTCCGCGCCGAGCACGAACGCGACCGATACCGCCAGCAGTCCGCTTGTTCCCTTCCAGTGCGGCGCCACGAGGTCCGCGTTCTGTGCGTACGGCTGGCCCTCGCGCGTCCAGATCAGCGGCCGCGGCAACCGGGCCGGCCACTGCGCCAGGCTCGCCGGGATCTCGTCGGCGTGCATGCACACCCAGTGGTCCGTTCGGTCCGGGTAGCGCAACGCCGCGCGGTTGACCGCGAGCGTGACGCCACGCCACGGTCCGACCATCGCTTCGAGTGCGGCGAGGTCTTCGTCGAGGCACTTTGCGCCGCCGAGGATCAGGGCGCGGCCCCCCATCAACTGCATGACTGTTTTCGCCACTTCGAACCTTTCGATCTGCGCAATGGCAGCCCGGAACAGACGGTTCGCGTGAAGGTCGTGCGTTATGGCTGAATCCTCAACGCTCCGCTGCTTCACGCCACCCTCCGATGTTCGTGTACCCATTCCGCCGTCGGTTCCCCAAGCCGCTCCGCCGTCCAGCCCGAAAACGACCGCACCCGCCCGAGCAGCCGCGGCATCGCGCTCGTCCAGTTCTCCTGAAACCGCGTCTCGTCTCGCCAGTCGCGTCCGTTGTCGAAATGCCGACCCTCCATCGGTACGCCGCAGAGCACGACCTTCTCGGCGCCCACCGCGAACGCCGCGGCGACGGCCATGCCGCCCGAGCTGCCGATCCAGTTCGCGACGAACCGGTCGACGTGGTGCGGCTGCTTGTCGCCGTTGCGCCTGAATGACCAGCGCACGTAGTCCGTGTTTCCGCCGTTCTCGCGACGGCGCTTCTCCCATTTCGGGAAGCTGCCGGGGTGCAGCGTCGCCCAGTGATCGATCCGGCCGCGGTACGCATAGCCGGCGTTGTTGCAGACGATCACCGGGCCGGGCCACGGATCCGCGAGCGCTCGCGCCATCTCCAGGTCGTCCCAGAGCGACCAGCCACCGCCGAGCACCAGCGCGACGACACCGGGCACGGCCGGCACCTCGATCTCCTCGGGAACGATGGGTGATGCGAGCGGAGGCTGCTGGACGGGCCGAGCGCGGGCTGGCGGCTTCGCCCTCGAGTGCCACGTGAAACTCCCGTTGCGGCAGAGACCGCGATGGCCGGGCGCGAGAACGCAGGGTCGGCGCGGCGGGTCGATGCGGACGGTGCCGCAGCGGTAGTCACTCATGCCGCACTGCCGAGATCACCTTGATGTGGCGCTTCTCTGTCGGCGGCCAGTCACAGACGGTGCGGACGGTGTAGCCGAGCGAGCCGAAGAGCGCCCCGAACGCCTCGTACAGAGGGCCGGTATGCGTCTCCATGAGCCACGCCCGCGGCCGACGCAACAGGTCAGCAGGCACGGAAAGCAGGAATCGTTCGCACTTCTCGCAGTCGATTTTCGCTATGTCGGGGTCGGTCAGCCGTAGTGTGTCGGCCGCATTCTCCTCAGATAGCGGCGCGATCACCGTCACGCGAGCATCCTTCAGAGCCAGGGCGCGGAGCTTCTCCACCCACTCCTCGGTACGCTCGCTGACGAAGACGTGGCGCGCGCCGCGGCCGAGAAACCACTCGGCAGTCGTGCCGTAATCCGCGCCGATGTCGAGCACCACGGCATCACTGTAGTCGACGCTCCCGTACATCCGGGCATAGTCTCCGAATTCGCTCATCCGACACCAGCCTCCCGGAGATTCCGCGCCATCGCTTCCGGCCATGTATCGCGCTTGTAGCCGTGGCGGTTCCGGACGCCACAGTAGGGATCCCAGCAGGCGCCCATGTCGATCTGGGTGACGGCTGGGAACTCGGCGGCGAGCCGCCAGATCAGTGGCTTGGCGGGGTAACCGAGCGACCATGTCACAACAGCATCGTCGGGAGCCGCAGCGAGTTCCCGCCGCACGGACTCATGAATCGGCCCGAACCACTCGAAGCCGCGCTCCAACGGCACCGACACCCATCCGGGAGCCTGAAGCACATCACGGACGAAGGACGCGGTGTTATTGGGTGCGACGACAATCAGATACCGACCACGGAGCGCCCGAATGAACGGCCCCATCTCGCCCCGTACGTTAGCCGACGAGATGATCTCCTTGTGCACCCAGCGCACGTTGCGCTCGCACTTGCCGAAGTCCGGATCAGTCAGCCGGTGCGGGTCGAGCTCCGGCACGTTGATCCCGTGATCGCGCAGCCACGCCTCAGCGGCCAGCCGCTTTTCGCTGCCGGGTCGGCCGGGGTTATATCCGTGGAACGTCAGGCGCGGTTCGAGGAGCACTTGCGCGAGGATCTTGCCGACCTCGGGGTTGAAGGCGCGACCGTCACTGTTCGTGCCGACCTTGCCGCCGATCGCCAGGAACTCGCCATCTCCGCCGACGTTGGCGTAGGTGAACGGCGTGCCGTCCTCGACCAGCTTCGTCCAGTCGCCGATGGTCTGCGGGACGGGGATCATGTGGGCCTCGTCTGGATCAGGTTCATCAATTGTCGCTTCCGATTGCTCCGCGGGCTGGTCTGCCGCCGCTGCGCGCGGTTGTCGCGACTTGCGATCGTGTGCTCGATGATACGCGGCTCGTCGTGAGGGTATGCCCAGGCCTTGTCGAACACGTAACAGTACCGCCCGGGCAGGCTCGCGACCCGGAGATCCTTCATGCACGTCGTAAGGAACCACAGATTCTTTTGACCGCCACCCTCAACAAGTCGCCGCTCGCGGAGCGTCGCATTCAACGCGATCCAGGTATCGAGTAGGTGCCGGGCGCCATCAGTGTCGCCGAAGAACAGGGTCCCTGAGAGCAGCCGGTGCTGTCGGTTGCAACGCTGACCAGCGAGGCAGGCACATACATCGTTCTTTCTGTGGCCACCCGCTGGGCCCGCGAACCAATGAACGCCGAAGTCCATACCCTGCGCGCCCAGATTCTCGAAGTAGGCGTCGCACTTCGCGTGGACGAACGCGTCGACGTCTACATAGAGCATCGGTCCGCTCACGGCCCGCCGGGCCTCGCGGATCGCCTCCGGCTTGATCGCGGTGTTCGCGTACCAGTCGCCCGCGTCGGCGTATCCCTTGATGCGGTGGCGCATCCCGACGCGCTCGAGACTGGCTTGCAGCAGCCGCGCCTCGTGCTCATAGGGCGTGCCGAGCGAGTAGTACGCGACGACTATCACAACCGCTCAGGCGCCCTGAATGGTGTGCGTGAACGTATGCGTCACGTAGTCCTCGGCCTCGTAGACGCTGTCGAACTCGCGCAGCTCTTCGGCGCCCAGCGGCATCTCGACACCCACCCTGTCGGGCTCGCCCCATCGGAGCATCCGTCCGAGACACTCGAAAGAACCGTCCGTCTTGCGGTGGTAGAAGTACCGCTCTGGTCCATCGATCGAGAACCACTTCGTGTAGAAGAGCGGCTCGTGCTGTCCGGCCGCGGCGTAGACGCCTTCCGTCATCGTCCGATACGACGAGAACTGCTCGAACTCCGGCGGCTTCGGCAGCGGGAACACCGGGGCTGTGCGCTCCGGCTTCTCGCGGTTCCAGCGCGGCCGGATCTTCAGCTTCAGCGGCTCAGATTGCTCGACGTCGAAACCACTGAGGTCGATCGAGCCGCCCCGGTTGTTGATGCGAAGATCGAGGGATTCGCGACTGTGCATGACATCCTCGCCCATTGACTTCGGACGCTGCCACTCGATGAAGATCGTGGACACGGCCGAGTCTGACGGTCCGTTCTCGCTCGGCGCCTTGATGCTCAGGCCGTTATGACTGAATACCGATAGCTGCATTGAGAATCTCCATCGTTCGCGTGAACACCCTGTCCGGATCGTCCCACGCATGCTTCGCCAACTCGATCGGCGATCCGGTGTGGTTCGCTTCGTGGTACCGGTGCATCTTCACTGGCCAGTACTGCGGCTCCATCGGCCGGCCGTGCTCGTCGTTCACGGAGCCCGGAGCGACCAGCCCGTCGGCGTGCGTGATCATGAGCAGCGGCCGGCCGCAGAGCACGGCGAGATGCGCGAGGCCGGCATCGGTCGCGACGACGAGCCTGGCGGAGTGCATGGCCTCGATCGTCGCGTCGAGCTGGCGGTCGAGGTCCCATGCCTTCGGGCACGGTACGTCGAACGACGAATCGGCCGCGCCGCCCGCGAACACATTCAGACCTTCGGCGTTCAGCCGCGCCGTCAGGTCCACCCAGTGCGGCCAGTTCTTCTCGGCGCCGTAGTTGCGCCAGCGCGGGCAGACGACGACGTCGCACGAGACGCCCTGCGGCCAGTGCGGCCGCGGCACGAATCGCTTCCGCGGCCAGCGGTCTGACGGCTTCAGCAGCTCGGCGGCCGGGAATCGCCACCTGGCCACCGCCTCGAATACGGGCGTGCCATCATCCTTCGCGTAGTTGTTGCGGCGCCTGTCATCGTGCTGGCGGTCGACCTCGGTCCATTCGCGGGCCGACGGATACAGCGCCTGCTCGCCAGCCTCGATGTAGCAGACGTCCGGCTCGATTGCGTGCACGGCAGGGACGTGCCACCATAGTTTAAGCCCGAACTCGCCGCGAAACGGCAGGACGACATTCATGACCTTCATGACCGCCTCCGGTGTATCTGCTCGAGCGCATCGAGCAGCTGTCGTCGCTCCGCCGCCACGGCCTCGCGCACCGCCTCGTAGTCGTCCTCGGCCATCAGCGCACGTCGCCGATATGCCTCGCGGGCGTTCCCGCAGATCTCGCAGGTGACGGCCTCGTCAACGTCGCGACAGTGCAGCGTCAGCCGCGCGCCGCAAACCGCCACCCGCTCCGGCGGGGAGATGACGTGAACGACGTTCATTTCATCCGCGAAGAAGTGCGGGGGCAGTTCCCACCAGAGCGGATACCCCTGCTCGCGGAGCCACTCGCCGTGGACGTCCTCGATCGCGAGGATCTCCGAGGGGCCGAGATCGCGCCGCCAGTCCGACGCGGTGCGGTGCCCAGCATGCAACTGCGTGAGCGGGTCCACGCCACGCGACGGCTCGCGCAGCGCGTCGACGCACCGCACGACGTAGTGCGGGTCGGCGTCACTGCCGATCGCCTCGAGGATGCTCCGTGTGGTGTCGACGGGATGTTCGACCGCCTCCTCGTAGCGCACGATCAGGTGCGCCGCGCCCTGCCAGGACAGCCATTCGCGGCGGAGCAGGTTGCTGAGCCACTCGACGATCCGGTCGCGGTCGCGCGGCACCATGCGCCTCCGGACCGCGGACGCGGCAACGGCGCGGAGGTCACGGATCGTCATGACGATCGCGTCGGCGTTCAGGAACCAGTGCTGCCAGCCGTGCGCCTTCACGACGTGTTTCGGCCGGCGGTTCTCGCGGTCGTAGCGGTCCTCGAAGGCCGCGTAGACGTCCTCGCCGAGCCCGATCCGGATCGTGTTGTAGAGCCATGTCGAGCCGGACCGGTGCAGGCCGCCGGAGATCACAGTGATCCGGTTCACGCGACCGCCTCCCATCGCTGACGCAGCCAGTGCGTCGGCTCGAGTTCCGTCATCCGCGGCCGGCCGTGCATGCAGACGACGCGAGCGTTCTCGGGCAGCCCGGTCCGGCAGTGCGCCTTGCTCGAGACGACCAGCCCGGGCCAGAGGTCCTGGATGAAGTGGCCGCGGCCCATGAACCGCTTCGTGAACTCATCCGAACGGCGCCGGAAGGTTCGCATGTGAGCCTCGGGATCCTTCGTGAACTCGCGGTAGATGTCGGCCATCTCGTCACCGATCCAGAGCATCATGCCGGAACCGATCATGTTCTCGCGGTAGCGGAAGAAGTCACGCAGGAACGCTCGAGGCCCGGTGTAGCCCGTGAACGGCACCAGGTCACCGGTGATCACGGTGTCGAGGTCGACGTAGATCACGAGATCGTCGAACAGGCTGGTCGTGAACAGCTCCTGCTTCGCCCACCAGCCCGGCCAGTCGTGACGAAGCGGTTCGACGCAGACTCCGCGATCTATTCCGCGCGGGTCGTCCGTGAGACAGACAAAGTCGTGGTCGACGGGAAGGTGACGCTGCACCCCGGCATACAGCCGGTTCACCCATTCGGCGGTGTACGTCCCGCCGCCGGTCCGAAGCACCGTGACGACCGTGATCACTGTCGCGCTGCCTCCGCTGCCATCCGCAGCACATCATCACCGCTCGGCCGAACGATGCGGCTGTCGGTGCGCACGGCCGCCGCCTGGACGTCGAGTCGGAACGCCGAATCCTCAATGCGCCGGCCACGGACCAGCCGATAGACGTGCCCGTCCGCCGCCAGCCAGACCCAGCCTTGCGACGTCAGTCGTGGGCCGGGCTCGAACCGCTTCCGGTCGATCTCACCGCGCTCGCGGCGCTGCCTCGCCTCACCCATCGCGGGGCTCGCTCGGCTCTGCCGTCAGCGCGGCAAGTTCAGCACGGCACTCGGCGAGGCGTTCGGAGGACGCGTCGATGTGAAACTTCCCGCCGAGATCGTCCAGCAGCGCCGTCAGTGCCGGAGCCTTCACGCCTCGGGCGACCAGCTGCTGCGTCGTGAGCTTCGTCAGGTCACTCATGACAGAAGCCGATCGGCGGGCTGCACGTAGAACAACGGCGGCGGCTCGGTGGCTTCCGTAATCGTGATCTCGACACGTTCCGGTTCGCCCCAGCGCTTCTCCAGCCGCTCGATCACGATCTGGCTGTCATCGGCGTACAGGACGCCGGTCAGTGCGTCTTCGACGCCGCGCGCCAGCTTGAGAACGTCCGGCCGCTTCGCCGGGAACGATTCCCGTTGCCCCTTCGCCGACAGCCCGCCCCTGCTCGTGAAGTGCCCCTTCGGCCGAGCAACGTAGAACACGAAATGCACGTCGAGCGGGTCGCGAAGCAGGCCACTACCGTTGACGTGACGGCCGGCAACCTGCGCGACCTCGGCCTTCCAGGGCTTCGAGTTCTTGTTGGCGTCGGTGAGAACGACGCGGTTGCTGTTCTTGAGCCGGAATGCGCGCTTGCTGCCGGCGGGCTTCGCCGTGCCGAACACAGTGAACTGGATCACGTCATTCCTCCCTTCGCTGTCGCGCGACGATGCTGCCGATCGTCCCCGTGCTCAGCGCGAACCGCTCCCCGATCTCTCGGTAGATCATCGTCTCGGCGAGCTGCGCTATGCGTCGCTTCGTGGATCGGTCGATCCGCCGCGGCGGTTCCGGCGGCTCGCGGCCCACGGCTTCGGCGACGTGCACCCAGCGCTTGTGGTGGTGGATCATGCTGATGCACTCCTCGGTGACGCCGAACGCGGCCGCGATGTCGCCGAAGTACTGGCCGTCGTCGATCCGGTCGTAGATCTCGCAGACGTTGTCTTCGGTCAGCCGGGCGTTCGGGTGATCCTCGCCCTGCGGTTGTGGCATCTTCATTCCTCCCGGAATAGGTCTGCGACGCTGCAGCCGAGCGCGGCCGCCACGAGATCGATGTCGCCGAGCAGCCCGCCCTTGCCGCTCTCCATGAGCGTGATCGCCTTCATGGGCACGCCGGTCACTTCGTGGATATCGGCGCGCGAGATCTCCATGTCCGCACGGCGCGCGGCGACAGCACGAGCGAGCAGCCCCTCGGCCGACAGGCCGTCTCTCACGCGCATCGTCGGCCTCGGCCTCGGCCTCGGCTTCGGCTTCGTGTTCGGCCGCTTCGGAGCGGCGGCGGCGGCGTCCGTCGACGCGTCGCCCCGGAACAGCTGGACGATCTTGCGGACTATCGGCGTGATGCGCTGGGCCGGCCCGCCGTACTCGGTCTCGAGCTGACCGGGGCGAGCGTGTGAGCATCCGACGACCTTCGCGACGTCGGGCTGCGACATGCCGCGTTCGGCACGCTTCAGTCGGAGCCATGGACCGAACCGCACGCCGTCGACCATCACGATACCGTCGCGGACCTCGATGCCACCCTCTGGCAGCGCCCCGCCACCGGACGGACGAGCTGCTGCACTCGTCGGACCCCATCCCACGGAGACGACAATCACAAGCGGCCACCCATCGAGCGCGGTCCGGTGATCGATCTGCGGAAGACCAGGCCGGCGACGAAGCCGAAGCGCAAGCCGGCGCGGCCGGCCTGAATTGCCGGCCAGCTCGAACGGAGCCCGTCCATCCGCAGCATCCGCTCGAGCCAGGCGGTGTCGACGCGACGCAGGCTGTCGACATAGTGACTCGGCCTTTTCACGGGCCGTCGGGTTGCGTTGGGGCGGGTCATCAGTCGAACCGCCTGTCGCGGCCGTCGACGGGGACGGTGTTGCAGTATGCCGGGCCGAGCCGGCTGATGAAGCGCTTCAGCTCCGGTCGCTGCCGCTCGAGCTGCTCGAACGAGAGATTCGCCGTGATCAGGGTCGGAGCGAGGGCCCGCTCTGACACAATCAGCGTCAGGTGGCGGGCGACGTCCTCACTGGCGCGTTCGGTGCCGAGATCGTCGAGCACCCAGAGCCGCGCGGCGATCCGCTTCTCGAGGACGGCGAGCGTCGAGGACTCGTGGCGGCCATACGTGTCCTGGATCCGGGCGATCAGCGTGTCGGCCCGATCGAAGATCAACGCCCGCGGGTCGACGTGCGGATGCAGCGCCAGGTGGCGAAGAACGGCGACGGCGAGGTGCGTCTTCCCGGTGCCGGTGTCGCCGTGCAGGTAGAGCGCCGGCACCGGGTCGTACTTGCCCGCGGCGATCGAGGCCTCGGCGAAGCGGCGCGCCTCATCGAGCGGTTCGGACCCGGACTCTGACGCGTCGAACGAATCGAGCGTGGCGCGGCCGTGGTCACGGACGTTGACGCCGCATTTCGTCAGGATCTCGAGGATCTTCGGGCCGCGCTCCTCGGCGACCTTCCGGGCCCGCTCCTGCGCCGCTTCGATCTCTGCCTGGCGCGACCGTGCGCAGATCGAGCAGTGCGTCTGCTTCAGCGTCCGCCCGTCGATCTCGACCGGCAGATAGACGAAGTTGTTGCCGCAGCTCTCGCACTTCGCGGACTTCGCCGCCGGCGAGGTATCAACCAGCTGAGCCATGCTTGCGACGCCGTCGATGGTCCTGGCTTCCTGCGCCGGCAATCCCTGCTGCTGCCGGAGCTCCGCGCGGCGACGGAGCAGATCCTCCGGCCGTACGTCCGTTGCTCGGTCCATTGTGCCGTTCCTTGAGCAGAATGCTGATCGTCGTTCGCAGATTGCGGATGTCGCCCCAGGGATAACGCAGCGGTCCGTTCGGGCCCGTCTCACCGGTCTGTAGCAGTTGGTTGAAGGCGATCGCGAGGATCTGGCGCTGCTCTTCTGCCGGTGCGGTTTCGCCAGTCGGGGCGCGGAAGTACGTGATAGGATCGTCGAGCATGCAGACGACGGAATGGACGTAACTCGCCTGCCGTGGCCCGTCGTCGGGGAACCGCGCCATGTAGTAGGCCCGCAGCGGCTTGCGGCAGCCGTGCAGGATCTCCGAATGCTGCTCGAGTGCCGCGTCTCCGCTCAGCTCCGAAAGGGGGACTACAGGGGGTTCCTCCCTACCTACCTCACTACCATCCGTTAACGGCTCAAAATCCGCGCGTGAGTGCGGCGGCCCCGCGTGAGGCGGCTTTAACCCGGCAATTTTGGCCGGGTTATCGCTTAACCCGGCTCCAGTGGCAGGGTTATAATTCACATCACCGGCACTTAACCCGGCCGTGGGTGCCGGGTTATAATCCGGATCAGCGTCACTTAACCCGGCCGATACTGCCGGGTTATATGAGTAGAAATCATGCTTGCCGCGGCCGCCCCGCCGCCGGCTCAGGTACCCGAACTCGACGCAGAGTGCGACCTCCGAGCGGACCTTCTTCTCGCCGGGGTGGTTGAGCAGCGCGGCGAATCGTGACGTAGCGATCTCGTGTTCGCCATGGCCTCGCAGAGCCACGTCGAGTACCACCCGGACCGCTCCAGGTGTCAACCGCGTATCGCTCACGATCTCCATCAGCTCCTGCTTCCGCAGCATTGCCCTTCCATGGACCGTCGTCGTCCCTTCCGCCCCTGCGTGAGCTGTGTTTCCTTCACTCCTGAAACAGCAGATCCGCCGCTCGGATCATGGCGCCGTCGACCTCGATGATCTTCCGCGCCTTCAGCCGTTGGATGTACGTGTCCCTGCTGGATCGCTTGTAGCCGGTGATCTCGCTCAGGTAATCGCGCGCGAGCGGGTCTGGATGGTGGTCGATGAGCGCGCGCAGGATCAACGCTTCGCCCGTCGGCAGCCGGTCGAGCCAGAACGCCTGCAGGTCCTCGCCTGTCGGTAGCGGCTCGAAGTCGCCGAGCCACGCTTCCGCGCCGGCCGCCGCGACAACCATCGATCCCTGGATCTCGATCAGCCCGCGGCCCCGGAGTCGCTGGATATACGTATCGCGGCTCGAGCGCTTGTAGCCGGTGAGGATCGAGATCTGCTGTCGATCGACGCCGTCGGGGTACTGACACACGGCGGTCAGGATCGTGGCTTCGCCCTTCGGCAGCTCCTCGCTCGTCGGCTCGCGTTGCACGGACGGTGTTGCGCGGGTGTTGCGCGCAACAGGCTTCGTCCGGACAGCTCGCGAGGATGCCGGAGGATTCCGGACGTCACCGGCATCTGCCGGCGGCCGCGCGTCCTCACCCACCGGAGGGTGATCCCCATTCCGCAGCACGTCGACGAGCAGACGGACGATCTCGCGGCCCTGATCGATCCTGGCAGTCAGCGCACCGGTGTATTCCTCGAGGCGCTGGATGCGCGCGCTCTTCCGGTCGAGCGTCGCCTCGAGCTGGGCGATTGACGATCTCAACTCGGAATCGTCAATTGCCGGAGCCGCCCGCGTTGCCAGCCGCCGCTCGAGCTCGGCGACCCGCTTCTTCAGCGCCTTCGGGTCCTCGTCCTGCGCTCGCTCGATCGTCGCCTGCATGCGATCGCGCAGCGCTCCGAGATCGATGTCGGCGAGCGTGGCCGGCGCGCGGCGTGCGGCCAGCGTCGGGGTGGCGCCGGAATCGTACGTCGACCGGCGGCGGAACTGGATCCGCTTCACCAGGTTCAGCCATGCCGACCAGACCCAGGCCTCACCATCCCGCAGCTCGGTGAGCGAGTCGAGCAACTCCTTCGCCTGGCCGTGTGTCGATACCCACTCCCCGATCGCCTTGCGGTCCTGCGGCGACGTGGTGCGCAGCACGATCAGGGTCTCGATCTGTGTCAGGAGATCCTTATTCAGCACGGCCGAGCGCTGCGTGATCATGGTCGCGCCCAGGCCCCGGGCCCGGCCCTGCTTCACGATCCGCTGGAACGCACCCAGGCACTTCGCGACGTCACGGCCGGCGCGCTGTGGCGCGTAGTCGTCGGCCTCCTCGAGGAACAGATGCAGCGGCGCGTCCTTCCCCGGCCGGCCCTTCTGGCGGAACAATCGGTCCGCGAACGCCGCCAGGAACTGACGCTTCGCCGCCTCGGACTCGAGAGCCGAGACGTCGAGCACGCAGGATAGTGTCTCGTCGATGATCAGGTCCGCGACGAGTTCCGCGCTGCCGCGCTCGAGTGGTACGTCGCCGTGGTGGCCACCGAGAATCGGGATCGGCAGGCCCTGCTTCTTGCCATCGACGGACGAGCGCAGGCCCCACCACGATCCGACCGGATCGACCACCACGAACGGGACGCCGGCGGCATGCATCTCCTCGGCCATGACGGCGGCCGCTCCGGTCTTTCCGGCGCCGCGTTTCGCCAGGATCGCGAAGGTCTGCGTGGCCACCTGGGCGGCGGGGATCGAGAACCCGGGAGCGAGATGGAGTTCGCTCACGCGGCACCTCGAACCGGCAGAGGCGTGCGCCGGTCGGCGTCTTTGCACGCAGCGCACATCTTCGCCCGCCCACGAACGACCGTGCCGCAGCCATGCAGGCAGATCCGCTCTCCTCGAGCGTTCCGCGGCTCACGCTGCGGCTGGTGCTCGCCCGCCGCGACGGCCTGCCGCCAGCGCTTGACCGAGGGCGGTGTTCCGCCTCCCCTGCGAAGCGCCGAACGCCGCTTCTGAGCGCGCACCTTGTCGCGGTTCCGCTTCCGCCATGCGCGCTTGTATTCCGCCCGTTCCGCGCGTTCACGCTGCGCGGCCGCGCGCGCTTTCCGGCGCACCTTCTCCTTGTGGCGCTCGTAGTACGCCCGCTGGTGCTTGTTGCCGACCTTCGCCCTGTGTCGAGCCTGGGCCTCCCCGTACGCCTCGCGACGGTGCTCGGCGCAGTAGAGCGCAACCTTCGGCCGGCCGACTGTCGGCTGATCGCACCGCTGGCAGATGCACGCACGCCGACGCTCGGCGTCTACCTGGGCTGTCCACCTTCGCTTCGGCCGGAACGGGCAGCGGCACAGTACCTTGACGCTCACCAGCTCGCCGCCACGCGCAACATCGAACCGCTCGAGCTGCTTGCCGCATTGCCGGCAGCGCTTCAGTCCGCTCCGGGCGCTCACGACACACCTCCGGCCGATGCCTGAGCGTGCCCGTCATCGTGCCTGCAACTGTGCCGGTTGAGCCGCCGGAAGACGCCCCGAGGTATCCGATTGCGTCGGCGCGCGCCGGGATGTAACCTCGAAGGACCGGCGCCCCGGTGGACTTTGGCTCCTCCAATGCTGGTTCGAATCCAGCCCCGGGAATGCACTGCGCAGTAATGAGTTACACGATTTCGGCTGCCGGTGCTTTCGGCCGATTGTGCCTGTTCGTGTGTCGGTTCAGCCCGTGCGAAGAGCGTCCAGCCGGGCCGCGAGCACGCGTTTCGGCTCGTCGTCGTCCTGTTCGTACGTGTGGGCCAGGGTCTCCCGCCGGGTACCGCTCTGCTTCTCAGCGGCGCGCACGTCGTCGACGACGGTCGCCCAACGACGCTTGATCGCATGGAACGCCCGACCGGGCTGCCAGCTCCACAAAAAAGATCGCACACCGTGACGTCGGACGCCTTACGTGGCATTCGCCATCTCCCGGATCTCGACCGCCATCGCGTCGACCTCGGCCTGCAGGTCGATCGGCTCGTGCCGGACTTGCTCGCGCGTCCACTCTCGGCGGGCCGCGTGCTTGCCATCGGGCGACACGAGCATGCATGCGACGGGATAGACCCGCCGGCCACCATAGACCGACAGGTGCAGCGAGTAGCCGGCCGGGACGGTCAGGTGGGCAAGGTCGATCATGCGGCCACCTCACTCGTCTTACCGAGGACCTGCTCGGCAATGAGTAGGTGCTCGAATACGTAGCCATTCGTGTGTGCACGGGGGTGACCAGGAACCCGAACCGTGACGTAGGCTCTGCTTCTGCTTCGCCCCCCGCGCCACTTCGGATGAGTCACCCCCCGACTGTTGTGTCCACGTACGTACCTCTGAGCGACCCTCTGTCCGCAGCCGCACGCGCATGACGCCATCAGGCCTCCTGGGATTCCACCATCATTCCACCATGATTCCGCGCGGAATGACACGGCGGGCCGCCCGGCACGAACACACGCGGCCCGTCCGCGTCGACGACGATCACGATGACCCGGCCGAACTCGATCAAAGGATGCCCTCCTCGACCATGGATTCGACTTCCTCCGCCTGGCGGCGGAAAGCCTCCTCTTGTTCAGCATCGATCTCGGAGCGGGATCGCCGACGCGTCCCGATTGTGCTCCGCCCCTCGGCCTCGTCGTAGAAGACCTCGATTGCGTGGTCTACTGCCTCGCGCGTCTCTTCGACATGCGAGACCAGCAGGACCTGAGAGAACACCCCACGCAGCCGGCGGATCAGGCCGAGCACGTTGCCGCGCCGAGTCGCATCGAGAGAGCCAAACGGTTCGTCGAGAATCAAAAGCGAAAGCGGATGCCCGGCACGCTCCGCGATCATCTGACTCACCGCCAACCGCAGCGCGATCGCCGCCACGTCCTCAGTGCCGCCAGACACGACTTCGACCGGCACACCGCTCTCGTGCAGCGTGACGCTGAAGTCCTCGCCGATCGTGACCGCCTCGTGCCGACCGTCGGTGAGCAGCGCGACGAACCCGGACGTCAACTCCTCGAGCTCTGGACGAATCTGTCCGGCAGCCCACACCCGGAGCGCGTTCAGTCCGTCGGCGGACGCTGTGTGTGTCGCGAGCTGGGCCTGCAGGTCAGTGAGTCGACCCGCGCGCGCGTCGTAGCGCTCGAGCGCTTCGGTGGCCGTCTCGAGCTGGCCACGCGCTGCGCGGAGCGCCTGCTCGGTGCGGATCAGGTCCTCGCGGGCTGTCTCCCACGCGGACCGTGCGGCAAGAGCGGCCTGCGACCGCTCCGCGTGCTGCGCCGGGTCGAACTGCAGCCGACTGAGATCCGACCGCGCATTGGCGGCCTTCGCCTGGGCCGCGCGCAGGCGCTCCTGCCATGCTTCGATCTGCTCGGACAGCACGGTGACCCGGCCGGCCAGGTTGCGGGCGCCGGCGAGCGACCGGTCCAGTTCCTCGAGCGCGGAGATCTCCGCGACCACGGTGGCCAGCTGGCCGTCCGGTGCGGCCGCGGGGATCGCCTCGATGTCGGTTGCTACCAGTGCGGCCGACCGCTCGAGGTCCAACCGCTCGCCGCGGTACGATTCGCGGTCGCGCGCTGCGTGGTCGGCCGCCAGCTTCCGACGCTGCGCGTCTTCGCCGCGTTCCGTCAGGTCGCTGACGGCCGCTTCGAGCATCGATTCTTCGTCGCTCGGCTCCTGCAGCTCCGCCATCGCCGCGTGCGTCCGTGTCATCTCGGCCGCCGCGTCGTCGTGATCCTGCTGCACTGTCGCGAGTACGCTCTCGTACTGGTCGCCGAGCGCACGGGTGCAGGTCGGGCAGGCTCCCTCCACGCCGGCGGCGGTGATCGCGTCCCGCTGACGCTGAGTGGTGGCCAGACGCTGGCGCGCCGCCTTGTGCTGCGCCTGCAGCTCCGCATGCTCCTGGATCCGGGCGGTGCGCGTCTGCTCGAGCTTCGCGGCCGCGTCGCGGAAGGACGTCTTCAGCCGGTCCCATGCACCCGCATCGTGCGCGGCAATGGTCCGGTCCGCCGCGGCGATCTGGCCGTCCAGCTTCGCACACTGCCCCGCGATCTCATCGAGGCGTTTTGCCAGCGATGCACGCGACGCAGCGCGGGCCTCGGCGACGCGGAGCTCCTCACGCTCAGCTCGCCACGTGGGCAGCTGACTGAGCCGACCCTCCGCCGCGTCGATCGTGGCCCGGGCCGCGCGCGCTTCCTGGATGCCACGTTCCAGCTTCTCGATCGAGCCCTCGGCTTCGTCGACGAGGCGGCCCGATTCCTCGAGACGGCCGGTCAGCTCGGCATGCCGCTGGCGCCGAACGTCCGACAGCCGCAGCGACTCTGCAGCCGAATGGTGCGCCGCCTCGGCTTCCTTCGCTGCTCGCGCGACCGCCGGCATCTCTTCGATCTCTACCCGGTCGACCGCCTCGATCGCCTGAATGTGCTGGGCCTGTAGCGGCGCTCGATCACCGAGACCGGCCCGCACCCCTTCGACCTCGGTCGCGATCGTGTTCTTCCGCTCGCGGCACGCCTTCAGTGCCTCGTCGATTCTGCTGACGCCGAGAACCTCGCGCATGAACTGCTGGCGCGCGGTAGGGCCGAGCGAAGCGAGCCGGGCGAGATCTCTCTGAGATGCGTAGTGCGTCGCGGCGAACTCGGCGTAGCTCATTCCGAGAATTCGCGGGATCTCCACGTCTACCACCGTCATGCCGGCCGCGATTGGAATGTCCGTTGCACAGTCGAACAGCGTGGCGTCTCGTTCGGTCCGAACGACCCGATACACTTTGCCTCCGACTTCGAAGACAACAGTCGCCTCCGCTTGCCGGCGCCCGGCCGCGCGGTTCCAGCGCAGGCCGCCCTTCGACCCGCGAATCGCCACGGTGCCGAACAGGCACCACATCAGGCATTCGATGAGCGACGACTTGCCGTGGCCGTTTTGGCCGATTATGCCCGTAATGCCGGTGGCCGGGAAAGTGACTTGCGCTTCCTCGAAGACGCGGAAATTGGCCAGTTCGAGCGAGTGGATAATCATGCGCTCGCCTCCGGCAGGACCAGCACTTCCTGCGAGCAACGTCGGGCAGCAATCTCGGCGTCAGCTTCATTCATCGTTATCCCGACTGCCGGAATGCCCAGACGACGCGCGGCCAGCAGGGTGGGTCCGCTACCGACGAACGGGTCGACGACACGCCGCTTCGACCCTGTCCACTGAAGCAGTTGCAAGCATAGGTCGACGGGTTTTTCGGATGCCCCAAACTCGTGATTTCCGTAGAACCAGCGGTGGCGAATGACGGTCGACACGTTGCGCGGTATGTGTGCGCTCTTGAATCGGGGGCCGCGACAGAACGCTATCATCTCGTACGCATTCCGGAACGGCGACCCCAGACCGATAAGCTCCCGGTCCCACACGAGTGCCTGCGTTGCATCCCACCCCCGACCGCCAAGGCGGCTGCCCGGAGTGCGGAAAGCTGCGCGAACTAATCCCACTGTGCGCCAGTCGCAGAAAACGAAACCGGCGCCATCGGGAACGGTCGCGCGCTCCAACTCTGCGGCGACGTGACGTACCCAGAACGCGAAGAACTGATCGTCTTCTTGGCTGTTCCTCCCATTGCTCGAACCGCCTGCGGATGTGTAGGGCGGATCCGCGACGAACCCGTCGAACGCGCCGTCCGCGAACGACGGCATGATCTCAAGCATGTCGCCGACGTAGATAGTTACGCCGCCCTCGTGATAGTAGGGCGTCACGCGGCCTCCCGCGTTTCCAGATACGAGAGACAGCACGTCCGCACGTCTTCCGGATAGTCGGCGAGGAACTGCCGCGCCTGGTCGATCAGCGGCGTGGCATGCAGCCGGCGGTCGACGATGTCGATGTTGTCGGCGGACGCCAGTCGCAAAGTCAATTCGAAGTGAAGCGCCCGATGCTTCAGCTCGCGAACGAGCGACCAGTCGATCCGGTCGCGGTCCTGGCGCGGGAAGTTTTCCGCCACGAGCCGCACGATGGCGTCCTCGGTCTCGCTCGACTCGATGAGTCCCTGCACGGCCGCGTTGACTTCGGCGTGACCGGCCAGCTGCGTCGCATCCAGATAGGCGGGGATGCATTGCCGCGGCGTGACGTCGAGCACGCGGCGCGTCGGGATCTCGACGAACCGGTGCGCGCCGTCCTCGTACACAACCAGTCCACGCGGCTCCGGCTCGTGCCAGATATCCGAGGATGTTCTTTCGATCGATCCTGGATAGACGACGCACCGGCCGGGCGCGAGCTCTGTGTACGTGTGCCAGTCGCCGAGCGCGATCAAGTCCCAACGGTCCGCCTCACGGCCTACGTCGACGGCTGCGGCGCCCTGGTAGAACGACGGCAGCACGCCAGGCGCCGCGCTCGACTTCACGGCGGCATGCATGAGGACAATGTTGAAATCAGCGTCGGGGTCCGGTTCGAGCGCGTACGTCTCTTCGGTGGCCAGCGCGAGGAACGGGAAGCACGCGATCGCGGCGAGCGATCCGTCGCGCAGCCGGATCCGGATTCGCTTCGGCGTCGCCGCCAGGTGGACACGCGGCTCGCCCTGCACAACGACGACGGGAGACAGGGTTTGGGTCGACCGGCCAGCTTCGTGATTGCCGAGCACGATGACCACTTCGGCCGGTGTCTCGCGGACGATCCGCCGGACGCACTGCTGCCAGCATCGGATTGCGTGCATCGACGGCCGCACACTGTCGAACGTGTCACCGCCGATCAGTACGAGATCCGGCTGTACGTCGACGATGACATCCACCGCCCGCGCGGCCGCCGCCTCGATGTCCATCTGGCGGCGGTTCCTGCCGCCCTCGGTGGCAGCGAACTGGTCCTTCGAAAGGTGCCAGTCGCTCGTGATGATGGCCTTCATCGTCAGACCAGCCGCTTCTGACCGTCTTCGTCCGTCGCGCCGTCCAGCTGCGCACTGATGCCCGCGGCCCACTCGTTCAGCTGCTTCAGCGTCAGCTCGCGGAACGAACGGTCGTAGAGCTTGAACGCCATCTGGTCGAGCTGGCCGCCGCCCATCAGCTCGACGCCATCGCGCACCTTCGCGCGCGCCGGCTCGAGCAGCGCGTCCATCGCCCTGCCATATTCGGCTGCGCCCCACTGCTTCGTGGACTCACCGAGGCCCTGGTCCACCTGCCACTTCTTCCGGGCCGAGTCCTTCTCGATGCCCGCGTCACGCAACGTCGCGAAGTACGCCTTCCGGGCGTCGGACACGTCGAACGGCGGAGCTGCCGGAGTGGTCGTCGCGTCCTCTGTCGGCAGGGACTGCGCACCGTTCGAAGTCGTCGCCTTCGGCTCGCCGGACCCGGACTGCACGGCCTGGCCGTTGGCGATCTGTCGCTGCTCGGCACGATCCTCACGAATGATGGTGAACTCGGCCTCGATCGCCTGTTCCGCCTTCGTGATCTGCTTGTCGTACTCCTGCATCCAGGCCGAGAACGACTTCACGGCGGCGCGGCGCAGCGACCGCGTGCGAGCTGTCTTCGCCGGCTCGTTGTTGCCGATCGGGTCCGAGTCGTACGTGGTGCCATCCCGCTTCTTCCCGGGCGGACGCCCGCCGGCCCAGTTGCACTCCGGCACGGCAACGATGTACCGATCGATATTCGTGATCGCACCGCTTCGGATCGCATCGAGCGGGGTCGCGTCGATGAACTTGAAGATCGTCGTCTGCACCACGACCTGAGCCCACTCGGGAGCGCTCCACTGTGCTCGGGCGAGCGCGACGTCGTCGGCCTCCTCCTCGAGGTCGAGCGCCTTCGCGAGTCGCTGCGCCTTCTCCGGACCCTCGATCGAGGCAGCGATATCGCGGTGCCGTGCCGCTCGGTCGCGTATCGCCTGCTCAACGGATGGCGACAGGTCGCGCTGTTCGAAGTGGTGGAAGTCGGGCCGCGTGTTGATCAGATCCGACCAGTAATTGCTGTTCAGATACGGCCGGTTGCCGAGAATGTCGACGTGATAGAGCGGGTTCGCCCGCGTGGTCGCGCAGAATTCCGCGAGGACTGCGCGCGTCATGGGTGAGAACGATGCGCCCTGCACCGTCTGGCTGCCCGATCCCCAGGTGAGCCCGGAGATCTGCGCGTCGAGCTTCGCGATCTCCTTGCGGTGCGCGACGAGGGCCGTTCCGCGCTTGCGGATCTGCTCGATCTCCGCATCTGTCGGAGGCTGCTGTACGTCCTGGCGGGCCACCGCTGTGCCGTTCGTCATGTCGTCCTCCCGGCGGTGAACCCGCCCCGGATCTGCTGCGTGCGCGGGCTCCTGAATACCAGGATCCACACCCTTCTTGCCTTCCGCGTCATCGTCTGCCACCTTTCGTCTCACCTGAGTTCGTACCTGCGCCGTCATCGGTTACCGCCGGTGGCGGCGCGCTGTCATCCTGCACGTTCAGCGACCATCGGCCGGTCACGACGGCTCCAATCCGTATCCCACGGAGCAGCGCTCCGGACTTCCTCCACCTTCGCGTCGAATCGACGGGCGGCCTCGTTGAATCGGTTCCGCGCCGCCGTTGTCTCGCGACTGGCGTCCCTCTCCCTCTCGATCGCGTCCTCCAGTTCCGCGCGCCTCGCCTGCACATCTGCGTGCAGCTCCTCGAGCGTCGCGGCCCCCTCGTTCTTGTCCGTCATTCGTCGATCTCCCTTGATGCGCGCTGTCATCCTGCATGGCTGTCCTGGCCGCCTCGATCGCCTTCGTGAGCGTCGGGAACGGACCCTTCCAGGTCGGCCACCACTGTCCGGGTGGCACCCACCACCATCCTGCGCCGCCCTTCTCGATCTCGCCGTCCGTCGGATGCCACCAGTATCCGACTGTCACCCGGACCCACTCGCCGCGCCGTTGACTGTCGCCCCGCGCCCGCGCCACCGGAGAACCCTCGGGCTCCGGTTGTGAACGGCGATCCACGCACGGACGCGGGACAGTCATCAGAAGTCCTCTATCGCCACGACGGGCGTGGCATCGATGTCGGCATTCACCCACCGCATGCGCCCCCTGAACATCTCGGCCTCTACGCTATGGACGTACCGGCGCACGACACTGCGCGGCCGGATCGGGTCGCGTTCTGTCGCGATCGCGACCACGACTTCACAGTCCTTCGGGTGGTCGCTCAGATGCCGGATCAACTCGCCGACAGTCATCGGTCCTTCCGTCCTTTCCGTGCCGCTCGCCGTCCCGCCCTCGCGAGCTTCCGGCGCCGACGCGCGTGCAGGTAGCGGCGATCGTCGGTGTAGTTGTTGCCGTCGTAGCGGCCAGCCGGCCGGCCCGACTTGCGACACGACCGCCTCGCGTGCGCCATCAGCTCAGCTCGTTCTGCCGGATCCGCTCCAGCCGCTCGAGCGTGATCGCTCGCGACCGTGGATCGATCGGCGTCGGCCAGAGTTCCTCCTCGTACGGCGCGCGCCGGACGATCAGCCCGAACACGAAGCCACACGCCAGCAGTCCGATCCCGATCAGCCAGCCCATCCGTCCCTCCTGGACTCGCGTTGCCATGCCTCCCGATCCTCCCGCACCCGTCGATTCACGTCTCTCGTCACCGCGTCCCACGCCGCGTCGAGGTTCTGCTCGGCAGCTCGCTGTTCCTCGCGGTCGTACAGGCGGTAGAACGCGGCTCGCATGCGCCGCTCGAATGCCCTCCGGTTCTGCCGCGCGACGATCCGGTCGAGGACCAGCATCAGCGCGGCGGCGAGAACCGCGAACAGCGCGAGGGCGGCGAAGGTGGTCATACGGCCACGCGGAAAGTCAGAGCCCAGACCCACGGATTGCTGTCCCACGGCGCGCGCTTGCCGTTGATGGAGTCCCACGCGAGGCTGAACGCCATGAGCGGGTCGAACACGGCGATCTCGGCAGGCTCGCCGTTTAGTGTGCCCGGGCCGTGCATTGGCAGCGCCCCCTCTGCCAGCGCGTCATCCTTGCTAATGCTCCGCAGCCGCTCGACCCGAACGTCCGTGATCTCCAGCGTCAGTCTGGACGCCCATCGCGGCATGTGGATCGGGGACCGCCAGCGGGTGAAGGCAATGCCACCGTCCGCCCTGTATGCGCGATGGTGCATCGCCAGTGACGCCGATCGGCTCATGGAGGGAACGCCTGCGCGGATGTCGAACGTCTCGCGCACCCACAGACGGTCACCCGGCTGGCCGTGAGGATTGCGGCTCCCGAATGCGTTCGGCTCCCCGTCTATGTCCCAGACCGGCCGCACCGTCCCGTCCGGATAGTGCTGCATCCGGTCCAGCAGGACATCGGTATGACTGACACCGTTCGGCAGCTTCACGACTCGGCGCGTCTGAGTCTTGCGACCGTCGAGGATCGCCCGGACGGACTCGGCCCGCATGATGATCGGTCGTTCGCGCACGGTCGTTGCTGTGGTCATCGCCCCGCCCGTGCTGCCGCGATCTCGGCCACCCGCATCCGCGCCCGCGCGAGCTGCGCCGCCGCCATCCAGGGCCGATAGTCGCCGGTCATGTGCGCCCGGCTTTCTTCCAGATCCTCGGCCGTGTCGGCTTCCTGCTGCGCGAGCATCGCGGTCCGCAGACAGAGCGGCGTCTGTGCGCGCTCGGCCTCCAGTCGGTCGAACACGGCGTCCACCCATTCGCGCGCCTGCGTCAGCTCGTCCAGCTCGAGCGCCGCCAGCCACGCGGGCAACTGGCCAAACGGCCCGCCGCTCCCGTTCTCCGCCTTCGATAGCGCGTGCGGCTTCACGTACGGCTGATAGACGCGGGCCTTGCGAGCGAACACACGCCTCACGAGCGCGGGCGCGTCGTCCCGAATCGATACCGCAAGGTCAAACATGTCGCGGCGGAATCGCTTTACGTGGCCGCTCCGATAGGACTGATTATTCGACATGGACACTCTCCGTCTCTGGAGTCGTGGCGTCCCTGCCGTTCTTGTCCGTCCGTGGCGTCGTCACTGTCGTGTGCTCGCCGCAGCGCGCACAGCGCATCGTGACGGCGGTTGTCTCGATCTGGCCCGGCCGACGGAACACCGGGCCGACGATGCTCGCGACGATGCGCTGGTCCGCGAGCGGGTGAGGGCACGGTCCGACACATCGCTCGTGTACAGTGTCAGCGAGGTCAGGCGGCTCGATCAGGTGCAGGCAGATCGCGCAGCGCATCTATCGGCCCTCCGCGTCATCGGATCGCACCGGCACTCCGGGCACCAGCGCGAACTTCAGGATGTCGAACACCTGCATCGCCTTGCGCCGCGCCGCGTGGTCGGCTGCGAGCAACCTGCGCACACGGACCGGATCGACCATGTCCGTCGTTGGGAGGTGCCCAACCCACGACACTGCGTTCTCATCCCATGCAGTCGCCGAATTACGCCGCACCGCCATCACTCCCTCCACAGCGCGAGCCGGAACGCTTCCGCGCGGCCACGTCCGAGCGTCCGCCACTGCCGGTACCCGGGCCGGTTCCAGATCCCGGCGACGACGAGCATGCCGATCAGCATCAGGGCGGTGACGGCGAGCGCGAGAGCCATGTCAGGCATCGCCTTCGCTGACGTTGTCGCGGAGCCACCGCGCGAAGAACTTCGCCCACTTCCAGCCGGCTTGCGGATCTCGTTCGGCGAACGCGTCCATTTCCGCATCGGTCAGCGTCTCGAACTCGACCGACTGCCATTTCCCCTCACGCTGGATCCGCACGTACGCGCCGGTCACGCTGCACCTCTTTCGCGGTCGCGCTGGCAGAACGTCATCTCGTCGAGCACCTGCGCCTTCACGGCCTCGGGCACGGCGCGCTCGCGGACCCACGCGGCCCACTGCTCATCGTCGAACGTGAGCACGTCGGCCAGGCGGAACCCCTCGGCCCACAGACGGCCGAACAGGTGCGTCGCGAGGACGTCATCGGCGATCTCGGCTCGCGAGCGGCGGCGGTCGGCGAGCACGTCAGGCATTGCGTCCCACCGCGATCATGCGGTCCAGCAGATCCAGCGCAGATCCCTGCAACTCGGTGACGGTCGGGCGCAGCGCGGCCCCTGCGGCGTCCCCTGCGGCGGCCCGTGCGGCGGCCCGTGCGGCGGCCCCTGCGGCGGCCCCTGCGGCGGCCCCTGCGGCGGCCCATGCGGCGTCCCCTGCGGCGGCCCCTGCGGCGGCCCATGCGGCGTCCCATGCGGCGTCCCATGCGGCGTCCCCTGCGGCGGCCCCTGCGGCGGCCCATGCGGCGTCCCATGCGGCGTCCCATGCGGCGTCCCCTGCGGCGTCCCATGCGGCGGCCCCTGCGGCGGCCCCTGCGGCGGCCCCTGCGGCGGCCCCTGCGGCGTCCCGTGCGGCGTCCCGTGCGGCGTCCCCTGCGGCGGCTGCACGCCTCCGTCCGTCCTCGATCATGGGTTGCGTCGCCAGCGCGGCCTCAGCCGACAGCACGGCTGGCGCACGACTGAGGGCATCCGCGATGTCGGTCTCGCCGATCAGGCGCAGCCACGCGGGAGCATGCGCGCGCACCACCCAGTCGAGCGCCAGCCATGCGCGTCGTTCTTCGTCCTCTGTGCCGGTGGCCGTGCACAGGATGCGCGGCGCGTACGGCCGCAGCTTCTGGCGCTGGTCGTCATCCCACGCGTCGTTCAGCCCGATCACGTACGACCGGATCACGCGGGAGATCGACGGGTGGTCGTCGGCGAATGGCGCAGGCTCCAGCGGGCATTGCGGCATCAGTTCCGGCGCACAGCTCACCCGGCCGGCCGCGATCAGGTTGCTGACCTCGACAGCGCAGGCCTCGCCGGCAAAGGAGGCCCCGTGGCAGCCGTGCGCGAGCATGATCTCGTCCAGCAGCAACGTCGTCATCGGCTTCCTTTCGCGCGGCGGTCGGTGAGGGTGGTCATGCGGCGGGCTCGCTCTCCGCGGCATCGTCGTACAGCAGCCCTTCGAGACGCGCGTCACTCGGAACGCAGTGGTACCGCTGCCGACACTCGCGAGCGAGCGCGACGGCGACATCGCGGATGGCGTCCGACTGGTCGAGCCGGCCGAGAATGTTGATCTCGTACGCGGCGACATCCCACAGGTCCCGCTCGGCCCACAGCGGCGAACCAGCGTCGTCGGACTGTCCTGTCCGCCCCATTCGTGGCAGGCCGGCTACGTCCTGCGAGCGCGCAAGCTCACTGAGTCGCTGGCGGGCGCTGGCCAGGATCGCACCGTCGTTGTGCTCGACAGTGAAAATGCCGCGCCCCACACACTCGGCCGCCCATGCGCGGATGCTCATCGGCCCGCGTTCCGCCATGACGGCTACGGCCGCCGCTTCGTCAAACAGCTTGCTCATTGTCGGCCTGCTTGTTGAGGACGGTGACGACGTGACGGATGTCCTCGCGGGATCGGACCACGGCCGCGTAGTGCGGCTCGCCAACGTGGCGCAGCGCCTTCGACAGCCTGTCGATCGAGGATTCGAGCAACGCGACGGCTGGATGCGGCATGGGAGGCGTTCCGGCGAGGTCGGTCAGCGCGCGCGACCACGATTGCGGATCGCCGGTTTCCGCCAGCGTGTAGATCCGCAGCCGTTCCTCTTGCGGCATTTCGACGAGCCGCCTCGACAGCTTCGCCACGATCGACGTGGAATTGCCCGCGCCTATGAGCCGCTGTGTGATTGCGTCGGCCCGCTCATGCTCATCCTCCGGCAGCGCCGCCACGGTTTCGGCGACCACTGCGCGGCGTCCGGCCTCGGGCAGCGTGAGCGTGCCCGCCTTCACCTGACCGTAAAGCTGTTCGTTGGACTCGCGGATCTTGCGCGCCTGACGCATCGATTCGCGGTTCGTGCCGAACGCCTCCGCGACCTTCTCATCCGCGCGCCCGGAAAGACCGACAATGTCTTGTCCATCTTTCGGTGTGGCGGGCCGGCCCGGTGCCGCTCGCTTGCCTGCGTTGGCCTTCCGCTCCCGCGCCTTCGCTCGCTCGCGCTCGATCATCTCATCGGCATCGGCCGCGCACGCAGCGCGCTGGTCCGGCGTCAGGTGGCGACGGTGGAGATTCTGCGAACGGACGAACGCGACCGGATCGTCGCCGGGAAACTCGACGACATCGAGATCAACGCCCGCTGCGCGGCAGGCCCGGTAGCGGTTGCGGCCGTCGAGGATCAGGCCGTCGAGGACCACGATCGGATCGAGCAATCCGTTGACGCGGATGTCCTCGACCAACGCATCGAACCCCGCGCCCTCAAGCAGCGGGAACAGGTTCGCGATCGGGTGGAAGTCCATCATGCGGCGGGCTCGGCTTCGGCGCCATCCGGGAACGAAACGCGGTACTCGGCGACGATGTCCTCGACGCGCTCGTTCGCGACCAAGTCCGACTGGCTGGTTCCGCGCATGGCGGCCACGACGCGAACGGCAACCTTCTCCTCGTCGGAGAGCAGCACCTTGACGTACGGTGCGTCCTTGGGTTGCGCCCTGGGGTCTTCCATGTGCATCCTGTCCGGTTATCGGTATCACGTAGCCACGGTGCCTTGCTGGCACCCGTACCAAGTATCGGCACCATGTCCAGTCATGTCAAGGGTCGTGATGATTCCGTGGTCGACGATTCGCGGATCAGCGAACGGGAAAACGGCCGGTACGTTCCGGAGGGGACCAACATCCTGCGGCTCGTCGCAACGATCGAGCGCGCCGACTGGCACTACATTTTGACGGGCGAGCGGGCACCGACCGGCGGGATGACTACTCGACCAGCTCCCACACGCCAGTCTCGAGAGCGCGTGCGATGGCCTCCTGCTCGCGCCAGCGCACGGGTCGCTCGCCCGCCTCGACCTGCGACACCGTCTGTCGCGCCCAGCCGAGCCGGCGGCCCAGCTCGGCCTGGCTGATCCCGGCCCGCTCGCGCAGGACGCGAATCCGCTCGCCAATCTCAGGATCCGTCATGCCTCCATGGTAGCACGACCGGCGGCGTCAAGCAACACTTGACACCCGGACCGGCATCCGCTATATTACCTGTGTGCGGGAGAGACAGCCCGCCACCCGATTCCACTCTCTCACGAGGATGGCCCGAAATGACAATCACCATCGAAATCCTGAGTCAGCCCAGCAAGTCCAAGGGGTGGGCACGCTACCAGGTCCGTCGTGCGGACGGCTCCCCAGTAGTCGAGAGCAACACCGGCAACCCGTGGGTGTCGGCCGGCCACAGTGGCGAGACCGAGGACGGCGCCGCCATGACGCTGGTCATGGACGTGATGCTCCGCGTCGGCAAGGGCCGTTTCGCCCGCGAGGAGCGCAGCCAGTCGGAGGCCGAGCTGGTCGCCGCCGCTGGCGAGACGTGCGAAGTCGAGTATCGGCCGGGCTCGCAGGGGATCCGGCTCCGCATCACCGGCGCGCGGCGGGCGTAGCGCCGAGTTTCCCGGCCGCTGGCACAGGGCCGGCCCCATTGAACGAACCGATCACCAACCGAGAGAGGGCAACGATGACCGCAACCGAATACACCGTGACTCGCGAAGAGCGCATCCGGACTCACAGCCACGGCGTAGTCACCGTGGACGCGGCCGGACAGGCCAAGGCCCGTCCCGTACTAGCGCTCCGCTCACCGGATGGCGCTCTGGTCCGCGACTACGCCATCCGCGAGCGCTCCAAGGCCGACCGCGACGCACGAGAACTGGCGGCCCGAGATGAGCGTATCCGCCGTGACCACCTTCCGGGTTGGGTCGACTGTCGCTGCCCGGCATGCGCCCGAGAGGAGACCTGACCATTGGACACCGCACACGAGATCGACCGGACGGCCACCACGCACGACGTCCATACCGTGATCTGGCAATCGCCCCGCGGCGGCCGGATCAGCACCTGCACCGCGTGCGAGCGCCGGCTGCGCGCCGCCGGCGAGTGGCCCAAGGACCGCCACGGCGAGGAGTACTGTCAGGTCCACCGGGGACGGGCTCCGGGCCACTGCGACTACCGCGGTCGCCCATGAGCCGGCGCGACGCGAAGGCGATAGCGGCCGTCCCGTGCCCCGTCTGTCCGGCGGAGGTCGGCGAGCCGTGCCGGCCGAGCAACGAGGCGGAAACCGCGACGTTCGCCGGCCGGCTCTGGGTGCACGGCAGCCGCCGCCAGGCGTGGCAGGAGCACCGTCGAGCACGCGGGGCAGACGTCTACGCCCAGCCCGACGGCGGCTCACCTGGCGGCCGTGGCGGCTGGCTGAGCGCGACGTCGCCGGCTGCGTACGAGGCGGCTATCGATCTTCCGGGCGCGAGCGTCGATCGCGACCATGTGCGGGTGAGGAACCTGCGGGCCGCGATCGACGCGCTCACGGCGGACGGCTGGGTGGTCGAATGACTCGAACGGGAGCACGCGAAATGACCAGTGCACGAACAATCCGCCGTGAAGCCGTGAAGCGGGAGATCCGCACGGCCAAGCAGGGCAACGCCCGCGATGCAATCGGGACGCTGACCCCGGGCGCCGAGCTGTTCGTGCTCACGTTCGGTCAGTTTTCGCTCATTGACGTTCTCGGCTCGCTCCTCGAACAGACGGGGCCGGCGCATGTCGTGATCTCGACCTGGACGGCGGGTATTCGTGACACCGCCAAGGCCGCGTGGTTCGTCGAACAGGCGGTCGTCCTTTCCATGCGGTTCCTCGTGGATCGCTCGTTCATCACGCGCCAGCCCGCGTATTGCAGGGCCATGCGCAAGGCGTTCGGCGACGACTGCATCCGCACGACCCGGACGCACGCGAAGTTCATGACGCTGCGCAACGACAAATGGACGCTCGCGCTCAGAACGTCGATGAACCTCAATGAGAATGAGCAGATGGAGAATCTGGAGATCAGCGACGATCCGGCTCTCTGCGCGTTCCTCGAATCCGTCGCCGACGACATCTATGCGGAGCAGGGAGCGGGCGACTTCAGCGGCGAGCTTCCGGTGCTGGCGTCCATCGACAACGTCGAGCGCCCCGGACGCATCGCCATGGGACGAGCGTCAGGCAGCCGGATCCGGGTGCAGCCCCATCCGCCGTCCGAACTCTAGCTGGCGAAGTGCTTGAACCATGTGCGGATCTCACTCTGCGCCTGCTTCTCGACGCCGATCGCGGGGTGAGGTACCGCAAAGCCCTTCGCATCCTCCACGACCAACCCTTCCTCCGCGATGCGTTTCTGGGCGTCCCGCATCCGGTATACCTGAGTAACCAGCGACTCGAATTCGATCGCGCTGATGTACTCATCGACCTGCGGCCTCAGCTCGTCCCAGATCGCGGCCATTTCTGGTGTCAGGTGCTTGGGCTTTTTCATGGCTACGCCGTCCAGCGGGCGGGCGCGGGCTCGCCCAGCAGC